CAGCCCCGACCACACGTCCCGAATCGCACGCAAGCTCACCAGTCTTCCCGCGTCCCGCCGCCTCAACGTCGGGCTGTGGGAAGCCGCCGAAAGTTTCGCCAACTGACAACTCATCGCCCGGGGTGGAACCACCCCGGGCACCCCTTCCTACAACACACACACAACATGTACTCCCTTCCCATCATCCAACGCATGAACGCAAAGCGCGCCGCGGCGCCGCTTCGCGAGTCCGAGACCATCCGCCACTGCAGCATCGCCGGCGACAGCATCGACGGCATCGTCCTGCACAGCGCCCGCACCCGCAGCACCGCTTTCCTGAGCGGGGGCGCCCAGGCCAACCGCTTCCTCGGGGAGTGGTACGGCACCAACTCCGTCGAAGCCCGCGACAAGCTGGTCGAGAGCTATTTCAACGCCCTGCCGCTCGGCAAGCAGAAGTCCACGTGAGCACCACCACGATCACTAACTGGCGCACTGGCGAGGTGCTCTACAGCGCCCGCAACGCGAGCCTGCGCGAAGCTCTCCGCGCGGCAGTCACGGCCGGAGTGAGCCTGCGCGGGGCCGACCTGAGCGAGGCCGACCTGATCGGCGCCGACCTGCGCGGGGCCAACCTGAGCGAGGCCAACCTGTGCGGGGCCGACCTGAGCTGGGCCAACCTGAGCGGGGCCAACCTGAGCGGGGCCAGCCTGAGCTGGGCCAACCTGAGCGGGGCCAACCTGAGCGGGGCCAACCTGCGCCGGGCCTACCTGCGCGGCGCCAACCTGCGCGGGTGCGATCTGACCGGGGCCGTCGGTCTCCCCACAGCGCCCGTGGTCCCGGACATCGACGCCCGCATACTCTCTGCGATCGAGGCCGGCGGTTCGCTCGAAATGCACAGGTGGCACACGTGCGAGACTACGCATTGCCGGGCAGGCTGGGCTGTGCATCTGGCGGGTGAGGCTGGCTACGCGCTGGAGCGGGCGACTACGCCCTACCTCGCCGGGCGGCTCATCTACGAGGCCTCGCGGCCTAGGGTTGCGGCGCCAGACTTTTTCGCGGACAACGAGGCCGCGCTGGTGGCTATTCGGGCGTGCGCGGCACGGCAGACGGGAGGTAGGCTGTGAGCACCACCACGATCACTCATCGGCGCACTGGCGAGGTGCTCTACAGCGCCCGCAACGCGAGCCTGCGCGAAGCTGTCTGCGCGGCAGTCACGGCCGGAGTGAGTCTGCGCGGGGCCGACCTGCGCCGGGCCAACCTGAGTGGGTGCGACCTGAGTGGGTGCGACCTGCGCGAGTGCGACCTGAGCGGGGCCAACCTGCGCGCGTGCAACCTGTACCGGGCCGACCTGAGCGGGGCCAACCTGAGCGGGGCCAACCTGAGCGAGGTCAACCTGCGCGGGTGCGACCTGATCGGGGCCCTCGGGCTCCCCGCCGCGCCCGTGGTCCCGGACATCGACGCCCGCATACTCTCTGCGATCGAGGCCGGTGGCGAGCTCAACATGGGCGCCTGGCACACCTGCGAGACTACGCACTGCCGGGCAGGCTGGGCCGTGCATCTGGCGGGTGAGGCTGGCTACGCGCTGGAGCGGGCGACTACGCCCTACCTCGCCGGCAGGTTGATTTACGAGGCCTCGCGGCCCGGGGTTCCGGCACCGTTTTTCTTCACGGACAACGTGACCGCGCTGGTGGATATTCGGGCGTGCGCGGCGCGGCAGACGGGAGGTGAGCTGTGAGCACCACCACCACCACCACCACCACCACCACCACCACCACCACCACGATCACTAACTGGCGCACTGGCGAGGTGCTCTACAGCGCCCGCAACGCGAGCCTGCGCGAAGCTGTCTGCGCGGCAGTCACGGTCGGGGTGAGCCTGAGCGAGGCCAACCTGCGCGAGTGCGACCTGAGCGGGGCCAACCTGCGCGGGGCCAACCTGAGCGAGGCCAACCTGCGCAGCGCCTGCCTGACCCGGGCCAGCCTGAGCGGGGCCAACCTGCGCGCGTGCGACCTGAGTGGGTGCGACCTGCGCGAGGCCAACCTGCGCGAGGCCAACCTGCGCGCGTGCGACCTGAGTGGGTGCGACCTGAGCGGCGCCAACCTGACCCGGGCCAACCTGCGCGGGGTCCTCGGTCTCCCCACCGCGCCCGTGGTCCCGGACATCGACGCCCGCATACTCTCTGCGATCGAGGCCGGTGGCGAGCTCCACATGGGCGCCTGGCACACGTGCGAGACTACGCATTGCCGGGCAGGCTGGGCTGTGCATCTGGCGGGTGAGGCAGGCTACGCCCTGGAGCGTGCCACCACGCCCTACCTCGCCGGGCGGCTCATCTACGAGGCCTCGCGGCCTGGGGTTGCGGCGCCAGACTTTTTCGCGGACAACGAGGCCGCGCTGGCGGACCTGCGGGCGTGCGCGGTAGAGCAGAAGGGAGGTAAGCTGTGAGCCCACTACTCGTGCTTCTGCTCGCCGCGCTGGCCCCAGCGCTGGCGCTGTATTGGCTGCAGCGCTCGGTGTTCGTGGGCGACTACTCGGAGGTGGTTGACACATCCGGGCAGGGGCGCGAAGCCGCCCGCGGGTGGCGTCAACGGTTCGCTCCCGGCGACCGTGTGGTGTTCTCCGAGCTATTCAATGTGGTGCGCGAGGACGACCGCGTTCACGTCATCGACTCGGTGCGCCGGTTCACCCCCAGCGGATACGACGTCTGTACGTTTCTCCCGGGTGTCGAGCAATGCGTATATACGCTGCGGAAAGGCCACGACGTGTGGTATTCCGACTGGATGCTCTCGCCTGCGCCCGAGCGCCCCGACGGAAAGGCGGAAGCATGACACCCACCACGAAGCCCACCATCCGCGTCACCGTGGGGGCCCACCCGTCGCATAAGCGCGCGGTGGTAGCCACCCTGGGACCGGGGGACCTCCTGCAGCTAAGGCTGCTGCGCTCTCAGCGCACCTACGTCCTGTCTCTGTTCGCCCTGTACGACCAAGCCGAGCTCACCGCAGCCAAGGCAGGCCATCCGGGGCTCAACCCATGTTCCGATCCGAAGAAAGCACGCACCCTCACATGAACACTCCCTCAGCTCTACACGCTCCTGCGTCTATCCCGTTCGACGAACGCGTTCTCAACGCCATCGGCGCCGTCGAGGACCCCGACCACCGATTCGCCGTGGGAGCCCACGGTGAGCGCGGCCACTGGCAGATGAAGGAAGCAACGTGGAAGCAATACACGAAGCTTCCGTTCGATGAATGGGCGGACGACGACGAGGCCGGAAGGCTGGTGGCTCTCGCCCACCTGCAGTGGCTCACTCTGGAGCTGTTGAGGGCGGGCATCGAGCCCACGCCGTACAACCTCGCCGTGGCCTGGAACGCGGGGCTCACCCCGCTCGTCGAGGAAACGTACACCGAAAGCACCGAAGAATATGCCAACCGCGTAGCACTTCTATTCCGCCACGGGGCCTCCTAAATGAGCATCCCCATCCAACGCCTCCCCGGCAGCACGATGATTCACGGCACCGGCCACGACGCCGAAAAAAACGTGATGGCCGTTCGTTTTCACGACGGCACCACGCTGCACTATAGCGGGGTTTCCGCCGCGCAGCACCTCGCCCTCCGCGCCGCCGATTCTTCGGGCCGGTTTTTGCACAAGCACATCATCCCGCACCACCCTTCGAAGAAAGCATGAAAGCCAAGACACGTTCCATGCTCGCCGGACTCAGGAAGCTGCACGCCGAGCGTGTGGGCAAGTGCCACAGTCGTGTCGACATCGCCGCCGCGGCCGGCTGCGATAAGGAGTACATCCGAAGGCTGGAGCGCCGGGCACTTAGAAAGGTGGCCGCTCGGCTCGCTCCCATATTGGCCTCTGACGACAACCTTAGGCGCCGGGTGGGCGAAGCCTCCCGAAAGTTTGTTCAAACCACCGATCCATAACCGATGCAAAGAAAAGTCAAAGTGGGCGATAAGATTCGCCTCTGTTATACGGCAGACTACATGGCCAAGGTGCAAAACTCCGAAGGCCGGTGGGTGTTCCCGGCTTTTGTCGGCACCTCGGAATGGACCGTGGAACACGTCACGCAAGACGGCTTTCCCGTGGTCAAGGGCTTCGAGGCCCGCAGCTTTATTTTCGCATGAGCCGAACAGTTCGTAAAAAACGGCGAAGCCCCATCGCCCCGCCGACGTTTCGCCACAACGACGAGAAGAAGCGCCGAGCGAAGAGCCGCGTCCGGTTTCCGTCCAACGTCCCCGCGGGCGCTTTCCCCGATGTATAACGAGGCTGAAGGCCGGTGGCTGTTTCTTTATGGCGACGCGCGCCCGCGTTTCACGCTCCATCTGCCCGACCTGTGCTGCTTACAGTGGTCGGTGTACGACAGGCACGAGAAGCGGACGTACGCCCTCGGCGATAGTGCCGCTCAGGCCGTGGACGCCGCCATGGACAGATACACCAGCGAACGAATTTCCCAGCACCCTCCACTGCCAGTTGATAGTCTCTCATGAATCATCCCGACATCGTCAGCACCATCGTCGGCCAGACAGCCGAAAAACTTGCCGTTGAGCGGCTGCTCAAAACACGCTTCGACCTGCGTCTGTATTCCAAGCGCATGCACGGGCTGCAGCGCAAGCTTCGCACGGAAAGCTCGAAGCGACGCGCGGGGGCCCTTCATTCGGCACGTCAGCACCGTCTTCGGGCGAGGCGCCCGTTGAGCGAAGCCGAAGTCGAGCAAGTGTATTCGACGTATGACGGCGGTAGGTATGCGCGACTGTCGAACGGACAGGTGGTGAGTGTCGACGTTCGGACGGGTGGGAACCCTTTTGTGGCGTCCCTGGCGGCGAAAGCCCTCGCGGCCTAATCCCCGTGAACAACACTGTCGTGCAACGTCGTAAGCCGGATGTAGTGCTGCGCGCCCTCCGACGCGCCGAGGCCACCGTTCGGCCTGGGTCGGCGCACGGCATTCGCGAGATTCAGCGTCTCACCGGGATTGACCCGCGCATTCTCTTCAACGAGGAGCAGCGGGCGTTGAAGAAGTTGAGGTGGGCGCTTCGGCAAACGGAGGGTGGGACAACGTGAGCGTCTTTTACAGGCTTCTCGCCCCCGAGGACACCCTGCAGAGCGGGGACCAGTTTAGGTTTTTGGGCTTGCCCGACGAGGACGGGTGGTGGGTGGAATGCGATGGGTTCGTCGGCCACACCGTGGGCACGTTCAGCAATAGCCGCGTGGTTTTTCGACGCCCCACAGACGAGCCTCTGTAGTGGACCTCCGAGCCTATCAACGGGAGGCCGTGGAATTCCTCACCCCGCTTAGACGCGGGTTCGTGGAGGCTCCTGCGGGGTCCGGTAAAACCATCATCGCCGCGGCCGCGGCTAACGCGGTGGCCCGTCCAGGTTGGCGGATTGGCTGGCTTGCCAACACGGTGGAGCAGGTGGAGCAGGCGGAGGCAGCCGTTCGGCTTTTCACTTGGTCCGGCGTCGATTTCATCCTGGGCTGCGCGGCCGCCAGCCCCGATTTCAGCGGGTGTCAGTTAGTCATCGTTGACGAGGCCCACCATTCGGCTGCAGAGACCTGGCTGCAGGCCATTGCGCGAGCGCGGGGAACGCTTTGGGGATTCAGCGCCACTCCGTGGTCTGAGGACGTAACCCGAAACGCTCTAGTCCGGCAATGCTTTGAGCGTTTTCACGTGGTGCCGCGGGCCGCTCTTCTCGACTCGGGCCATCTCGCCGAGGGAAAGGTGTACATGCACGACGTGGATGCCCTCGGCGAATTCGACGCGGCCATCGAGCTCGAAACAGCAGCGGAGACGCAACGACGTTGCGCGCGATTTCGCAGCATCCCACGTTTCGAGCATGAACGCCGCGCCAAATGGCAAATCACACAGCAATACATCCAGAAAAATGAAAAACGAAACGACACAATCAAGGGCCTGTGTATGGCGCGGGGCCTACGTACGGCAAGCCTACTTCTGCTTGTTCAGAGTGTCGAACACGGGGAAAGTCTCGTGGCCGACATTCCGGGAGCTGTACTTGTGCATTCCAAGGTCGGAGCGAAAGCGCGTCGCGAAGCGATATGCGGATTCCGTGCGGGCGATTTTCGAGTGCTCGCGGCCACTAGTCTGGCAGATGAGGGCCTTGATGTCCCTCGCGCTTCGGTGCTTGTTCTTGCGTCTGGCGGCAGAGCTGCCGGAAAGCTGGAACAAAGGGCTGGCCGGGTACTTCGGCCCTTCCCCGGTAAATCCTCCGGCATCGTCCACGACTTTTTAGACCGCGGCGCGCAATATGCCTGGGCCCAGGCCCGGGCCCGCATGAGGGTTTACGAGCGTCTGGGGTATGCCCCAGAAATCGTAAATTCGTTTTCAACAGTCGGCGGTTTATCTGATATGGTGTCCTGATGCCATTCGACACCGCAACCCGGGGGCACCATCCCGACAGCCCAAGCGGCCTGCAGGCATCGGAAGCCTGCCCACTGTTCGCGAATGAGCAGCGGGAGTCCCAGGCGTCCATCGACGGAGTGCTGCAGCACAAGGCGGCGGAAACCCGGGACCTATCGCTGCTCGACGGAAATGAGCTCTGGATTAAAGCGGTGAAGGAGTGCATCGCCTACGAAGACAAGCTCATCGCGAGCCTCACCCGCAAAGACCCTTTCGGGAAGGGGCATCCGCCGCAAGTGCTCCGGGAGGTGTATTTGCCGGTGGGGGACGACATCATTTCTGACGCGGAGGGCGTCCAGTGGTTTGGCATCACGGGCGGGTTCCCCGACGTTGTCATCGTTGGGTTCGGGGAAGCTCACATCCCCGACTGGAAATTCGGGAAAATCCCCGTCACCCCCACTAAGGACAATCTACAGGGAATTGCGTATGCCGTCGCCGCGTTTCGCAAATTCACCGACATCAGCCGAGTGACCGTGCATTTTTTCGCCCCGCACCAAGGTTGGAGCGAGAAGGACCACGGCAGGCTGTACGTACACACCTTCTCGCGCAGCGAACTGCCTCAGATGGAACTCCGGATTCGCACGGTGGTTGCCCGGAAGCGCGCCGCGGTTAAAGCACTGGAGGAGAAGAAAAGCTGGTCCGCGGCCACCCCCAAAACCGACCTGTGCATCTGGTGCAGCCGCAAAGGCGATTGTCCGAAGCTCCACGCCGTGGTCATACGCGGCGCCGAAAAGCACCAAGACTTCATCGTCCCGGAGGTGGTGAACACCTATCAACTTTCGCGGCCCGACCAATACAAGCAGGCCTTTCGCTGGGCCAACGCCGTCGAGCTGATTGCCAAGGCAATCAAAAAGCGCGTGGCCGACGTAGCGCTCACGGAAGACATGGACTTCGGAGGAGAACTGAAGGTGGTGAAGCGGGTTGACCGCAAGATTAAGTCCGTGCGGGAACTGGCCCGGGTTGCGAAACAGTTCGGCATCACGTTCCGTGAGCTTCTGGAGATTGCCACCGTGTCCATCACCGGCATCGAGAAGAAGATTAAGGAGCGCTCGGAGAAAGGTAGGGGCGCGGAACGCTTGCGGCAATTTGATGCCGAGGCGCGCGAAGCGGGGGCCATCGAGGATGGGTTCCCTGTGTATTTCGTCCAAGAGGCAAAAACGCCTCGGGAGAAAAGTGAACGCATCATCGAACTCGCATAAACATGACCAAAACCATCTCCTTCGCAAAAGTCGAAGGCCACGCGGGCCACGCTCCCGTTGAACCCATCAAGCCTTCGGAGCCTGTTCCGAATGGAGTCGACACCACAGCCGTGGTTCCCGCGGACCAGCCGGCCCCGACGCAGAACGCTCTCGGCATCTACACCGGGAGCGACGAAGACGCCGCCGCCGACCCTCGGGACGTCAGGTTTCCTCGGCTCAACCTCGTCCAAGGGCTGACGGAATCCGAAATCAAGAACGTCGTGACGGCGTACGCGGCCGGCCATCCGGAGCTCAAGCTCCCGGGAGGCGATCCCGTCGGTCACTTCGTTCTAAAACGCGCTGTCTACATCCCCAAGCCTTTCACGGCTGTGGTGGTGGGCTGGCGGAAGAAGTGCTGGGTGGAAACGGTGAAGTTCGGGGGGGAGGCCCGCGTCGCCTACAGCTTTGAGCAGGTGCACGCCCTGGGTGGCACCGACTCATGGCGGGAAAGTAAGGAGAACGACGCCAGCGGGTCGACGCGTCCTTGGTACAAGCCCACCATCACCGGGCTTTTCCTCATCGAGAAACCCGCGGACGCGGACGACTCGAACTTCCCGTACGTCACGCAGGACGGGGCGGCCTACGCGGCTGCCCTGATGACGTTCAAGTCGACCAGTTTCGACTTCTACATCCGCGTCAACTCCGAGCGCACCGGGCTTTTCCGGGGCGACTTCTCCAGCCGCAGCATCGTCGTCGATTCGGCCAAGCTCCCGAAGGCCCCTTCGTACTTCCCCACCGTGAAAATCGGTGCCCCCACCAGCGACGCCCTGCGTTCGATGGTTAAACACAAAATCCTCGGCCAATAACGGCCACTACAAGCACACTACGACCATGAGTTTCATCCAAGGCATCCGCAACGACCTCGAATACGTTTTCGAGCTCGTGAACGAAAAGAAAATCGTCTCCGCCGTCGACAAGACGGTGCAGGCCATCATCAAGAACGCGCACCAGAACCTGCTCTACGCCGAGGCCAAGCTGGCCGTGGTGGAGGTGGACGTGTTGAAGGAGCTCGCCAAGGTGGCGCCCGCTTCACTCAAGACGAAAATCGAAGCCGCCATCGCCATCTGCGAAACGCAGGAGACCAAGCTGCAGGCGGAGGCCGCCCCGAAGTCCGCGGCCCCCGTTGCGGCACCGGCCCCGGCCCCGGCTCCCGTGGTCGACGTCACCAACCCGATCGCGACGCCGACCGACTGAGGTCTGCCCGCATACAGGCCACACAATGGGCCCCTCGAAATGAGGGGCCCTCAATTTCTTCATGCTCACCATAGCCTTCGACACGGAGCAATACTATCACAAGACGCAGTTCTCCGTTCGCGACCTGGGCTACTGGCATTACATGCGCGACCCGCGGTGCGAGAAGTATCTTCTCAGCGTGTCGGACGGAAAAGAATCTTGGGCCGGGCATCCCCGGGACTTCAACTTCGAGGTGTTGAACGGCGCCTGCCTCCTGAGCCACAACAAAGCGCACGACGAAGAGTGCGCGCTCGCGGCCGCGGAGGCCGGTGAGTGGCCGAGATTCACGCCGGCCGAATGGCACTGCACCGCCAATATGTCGGCCTACCTGTTCAACGTCCGATCGCTGCACGATGCGTGCAAGCTGGGGCTCGGCATCGACGTGGATAAAGGTGTGCGCGACCGGGCGAACGGGAAGCACTGGGAGGACATGGTGAAAGAGGGCTGGTCGCAGGATATGGTGCGCTACGGACGGCTCGACGCCCAGTACCCGTGGATGCTCTGGGAGAAGTATGGCCATGAGTGGCCGGAGATGGAGCGACGCCTGTCGAACATAACTATCGAACAGGGGCGTTACGGAGTGAATGTCGACGCGGACGGGCTGAGGGCTGGCGTAGAGCTGATGCAGCGCGTCATCTTCACCGCGGAGGGGCAGCTCCCGTGGATCGCCCGTGGGCGACCCCCAGGCAGTCCCCTCGGCGTTGCTGAGGAGTGCCGCGCGGCGGGCATCCCCACCCCTCCCGTTAAGCAGGAAGACCCGGAAGCCGCCGCGGAATGGGAGGAGCAATACCACGTTCGCTTCCCTTTTGTCCGAGCGCTTCGGAATGTTCGGAAAGCCCGGAAGATGCTCGCTTCGCTGGAAACCCTGCAATCTCGCATCCGGCCCGACGGCACGGCTCACTTCTCGCTCCTGTATTGCGGTACGGCCCCGACCATGCGGTGGGCCGGCAGCGGCGGGTTGAACTTTCAGAACTTCAACAAGGAACCGCTTTTCATCACTCCCGAAAACGGATTCCTTTACGATAGGAAGGCCATCGTCGACGCGGTGGGCGCATTTGACGCCGAAGCGTCAGGCGTTTCAGCCTGCGGCACTCTGAGAAGCGGTCTTCGGTTTTTGGATTTTCGTGGGCTCATCACAGCGCGCCCTGGAAAAAGAATTGCGTCGGTTGACCTGTCCCAAATCGAGCCGAGGAACGTCAACTATTTCGCCGGCAATCAAGACTTCATCCGCCTCGTCGCAGCCGGACAGTCGCCGTATGAGGCTCACGCTCGCACCCGGATGGGATGGTCGGGCGGCGAGCTGAAAAAAGAAGACAAGAAAAAATATGCCTACGCTAAGGAACGCGTACTCTCGTTGGGCTACGGGTGCGGCTGGGAAAAGTTTCGTGCCCGGGCCATCCTCAACAACATCGACATTGACGCCGGGGACGAGCTAGCGGCCAAGCAGTTGTCCGTTGACGGCGTTATTTACACTCGGTGGGCTACCGGGCTACCCGTTAACAGGTGGGCGTATTGTGGGGAGGCCGCTGTAAAGTTCGGTGTCCCGAAGAGCGCCGCACTCCTCGACCCGGCGTTGGGCGAGCGTTGCGTATTCGTCCAACGGATGCGGGCCAAGAAGCCGGTCATCGTGGCGTGGCCCGTCCTTGGTTGCAACGCTCGCCGCGAAGTGGAAGATTTCCGCACCAAAGAGCCCGGCATTACAGGGCTGTGGAAAAACATGGACGAGGACTTCAAGGCTTCCGCGGGCGGAGATTTCTCTGTTCAACTCCCCAACGGAGTTTTCATGTTCTACCGCGACGTCCGGAAAGGAAAGCGCACCGAACAAGACGACGACACTGGTGAGACGTACGAAAAAACCGTCTTCACGGCCCAAGTGGGGATGCGCCGAAAGAGCTATTACGGCGGAATGCTCGTGGAGAACCTGTGCCAAGCGACGGCCAGGAACGTGTTTGCCGAGGGAATGCTGCGACTCATTGACGCCGGGCATCGCGTACTGTTCAGCGTCCACGATGAGGCCGTTCTTGAAGTGTTTCCGGGCACCGATCCGAGGGAGCTTGAGCGACTCATGGGCCAGACACCCGCGTGGCTCCCTGGTTGCCCCATTGCGGCAGAGGCGACGATTTCATCCCGCTTCAAAAAATGATGTTCGCTCTCCACAACCTCGTCAGCCACTCCGTCACCGAGTGCACGCCCTGGACTTTCCGGGGCGCCATCCCCGAATCGGTGAGGGGCAAAAAGAACAAGAAAGCCCGCGGAGCCTGGATCGAACATCCAGCCACCCAGCACCAGGTGTATTCGGCTTTTGAGGGCTGGAACCCGAAGGAGCGCATCGCCGAACCGCGAGGGGCCGAAGAGGGTAATCCGCCGCTGCGCCTTCACGCCTTTGTGGCCGACTACGACTGCGAGGTGTCGGAGGGAGAGCTCGCCTCGGGGATAGGCCGCATCGCGCTGACGCCCAATTATTACGAGCGGACGTTGTCCGGGTATGCTCGTCTAGTGTGGCTGTTCGAGAAGCCCATCAGCTTTCCGAACGGACGTTTTGCCGCGGAGTTTATGGCGCTCGCTTTGCAGCGTGGGCGTTTTGACCAAGTGGTGCCCGCGTTGGATGTGCCGGCGTGGAACGACCCGAAGCGTTACTACACCAACTCCTGCGACTGGAGTGTGTGCGATGAGCACGCCCGCGTCCCCTTCGACCTGTTGTCTGGATGGGTGCTCGAAACCTCGGAGAAGCACGCGTGGAAGAAAGACCGCGCCGCCGTCGACATCCCGCTGCCCATCATCTTTGCCGAAATCGAGAAGCGCTGGCCGAGCCACGGGTGGCCCGGCGATTTCACTGAGGGTTCGATGGGCCCGAGCTTCTGGCTCCCGGCATCGACGAGCCCGAAGAGCGCCATCGTCAAACCCACCGGAATGTTCACCTTCTCGGCGAACGCCGTCAAGCCGTTCTATGGGTGGGCCGATCTACTGGGCGTCGGGTTCGTCGAGCAATACCAAACCGAGGCGATGGGTAAGGCGGTTAAAGACATCTACCACGACGGAGTTTCTTATTGGCGTCTCGACGGTCCGGGAAAGTGGAAGCCTTTCCGGAAAGAGGACATCGTCGGCCATCTGGTGGTTACGCGTGGTCTCGACGACCAGAAGCAGGGTGGCGAACCGTCCCAGGTGTCGCGGGCCGTGCAGTTTGTGCAGGACTGGCAGGGCATCGACGGGGCGGCCCCGTTCGTCTTCCAGCCCTCCGGGCTCATCGACCGCTTCGGTGCGCGTGTACTCAACATCTCTTCACGCCGTGCGCTCACGCCGTCGAATGAACTTGGCTCCGCCTGGGGGCCGGCGGGAAAGTTTCCTTGGCTTTCCGCTTTTTTCGACGGCCTTTTCGATCCGGTGGTGCAGAAGGACTATTTCCTTTCTTGGCTGCACCGCTTCTACGCGGGGGCCTATAAGCAGGAGCTGGAGAATGGGCAGAACGTTTTCCTACTCGGTAAGCCCAACGTGGGCAAAACCTTCATCACGCAGGGGCTGCTCAAGCGCCTCATGGGCGGAGCGGCCGAAGCGGAGAGCTACCTCATGGGCGAGACGACGTTCAATTCCGAGCTGTTCGAGGTGGGGTTGTGGACCGTCGACGACAATTCGTCCACCGCCGACGGCGTCACGCACCGAAAATTCTCGGCGATGGTCAAGAAGATGGCCGCGAACACCACCTTCTCCTACCACGCAAAGTTCCGCGTTCCCTGCTCCGTCGAATGGCGCGGGCGCCTCTTTATCACGGCGAACGACGACATGGTGAGTGCCAGCATCGTTCCCGACCTCTCCATTTCGGTGCTCGACAAAATCATGCTCTTCCGCGCGTCTGACCGTCCGGGTGTGGAATTCCCCGACATGGCCGGATGCAACAGCATCCTGGACCGAGAGCTTCCCCACTTGGCCCGCTACCTACTCGAATATGAAATCCCTAAGCATCTGTTGGGAAGCTCTCGGTATGGTGTGCTCCCCTACCACGATAGGCGCTTGCTCATTACCGCCGATCAAAGCTCCAGCACGTCCAGCTTCGAGGAGGTCGTGGACCTCTGGGCTGAACAATTCTTCGACGACCACCAAGACCTTAAATGCTGGGAGGGAACCGCCGCCAAGTGGCTCGCCGCGGTCCACAACGGGGACGCGGGCATCGCGAACGTTCTCAAGAACATTTCGGTTTACACCGTCGGGAGACAACTAGCGGCGCTGGACAGTAAGGGCTGCAGCTATCTCACCAGCCGTCTCAGCGCGGGCGTGAGAATCTGGAAAATCAGCCGGCCCACGCGCCCGTCTTCCTCGGCTCCTGAAGCACTGCCCGTCGGCAACTCGTTCCACAAGTAAAATGGCATACTACGGAAAACGCAAAGGCCCCCCCGATCGCGTATTCATTTCGCCAGAGGAGGAATACGTTCTATGGGGAAAACGCAGACGGTCGAAGAAAGCCCGCGAACTCCTCACTCGAAAGTACCTGTGCTGGGCTTTCCGGATGGCCGAAAAATACCGCGGGCCGCGGCTCGACTTCGACGAAGCCATCGGGGCCGCGAACGAAGGTCTGATGAAAGCAATGGAGAAGTTTGACCGGGACAAGCTCGACAAAGCCGGGAACAGGATGAAATTCATCGTGTTTTCCTACCGCGAAATCCAGCGCCATCTCATCATAGCACTCGTAAACACCTACCCCGTTAAGGTGGGGGACCACATCCGGAAGCAGCTGGCGAAACTCCCTGAACCCTCCGATGACGACGTTTTCGCTGAATCGAATGCCCCCGTCAAGTCGCTCAAGGAGCTGTGGGGCCGACTGGGCGACACGCGCCTGTTTTTAGACGTAGCGCCGGAAATAGACTCGGCGCCAGGGCGAGCGCAGTCGCCGGACGAGCTTAGCGAGAAGGCCTCTGAGTCGGAGGAGCTCCGAGAGGCCCTGGATTCGCTAACTCCTTTGGAGCGAGCGGCGGTGTTGGGTCGCCACTACGACACGCCTGCGCGGTCTTTTGAGAGCATCCGCCGGGCGATGAAAGTGTCGGGAAGCGTGGTGCAGGCCGCGTACGGGTGCGGAATGGCGAAGCTCCGGGAGCGTCTAGAGCGCTAAAGCGCCATACTTTGAACCTAAATGCCTTTTATGTCCTATAGATTGGACTACCGTGGCCACTAAACCGCTAGCCACCCGCAACGGAGGAACGTGGACGGAAGCCAAATTCTGGGGCGCCGTTAGGTCGCACCTTCGCCGGATGTTTCGCTTCAACTGGGTTCCGGCTAAGCTGGCGCTTGGCCGGGCACGCCGTAAAAGCGTCAGCCCCAACCCCCGCCTCAAATGGGAATTTCAGTGCGCCGAATGCAAGCGCTGGTTCCCCCGGAAGGAGGTGGAGCTCGACCACCGCACACCGTGCGGATCGCTGAAAAGCGCCAACGATCTCGGCCCCTTTCTGTCGCGCCTTTTGCCAGAGGATGCTGACGCCTACCAAGTGATCTGCAAAGCTGTTTGCCACCCCAAGAAAACCGCCGCCGAACGCTTAGCCCGTTCGGCCTGATACTTCTCATATGCCCAAAGTGCTCACCGGCAACCAGGACGAAGAACACGTTAAGTTTGTCCAGGCCTCTGCGCTGGCGCGTACCGGCGGACAAGTGGGGGTGCTGCTGGAAGTGATCGACAAGGTGTATCGCCCGCTGTGCGCAGTGATCGACGTGGGACAGCAGTTTTCCGTCGACGCCGCTCTTGCCGATGAAAGCCGCAAAACCGTTGAACTGGCGCACAGCCGACTGCGTGACTTAATCGACGACGGTGCGCGATGGTCCTTGGGCGACAGCGCCGAGGACAAGGCCCAGCTCGCTTCCGCCAAGCTCGACGTGGAGCTCAAGCGTGCGTCCGTAAGGGCCCTCGAAATGGGAATGCGCCCGTGCTACCGCATGAGTTGCCATCTTCAGCGGCTCACGCTCCCCAGCGGTGAGCGCAAGTGGTGCGCCTGGTATGGCCCGGAGCCGGTGGATGGGGCCCTCATGGCATTCGGCGACACGCCCGAAAAAGCGCTCAGCAATTTTGATTTGGCGGTGAAGGACAGCGCCTCGCACTGGGAACAACTACCACCCGATGAAAACACGCGAAGAACAAAACACACGGATAGTTAACTACCTGAAAAAGCACCCCGGGGCCGCATCCCCGGAAGTAGCTCGTGCCCTCGGGCTTTCTGGCGCCTACGTCCGGGCAATGATGGCCGATTTACGCGCGAAAAACCCGGCTGGCCCCGTGAAAGAGCTGCTGTCCCCGGTGCTGCGTTCCCCGCCGAACCTGGAAGAATTTCTCCGGGCATCCGGCGTAAACCTCAAAATGTGGGAGGTGGAGCGCCACGTTCTGAATCTGTTCGAGCAGGGTTCGAAACACCCGGAAACGGGCGACGTCACCATCGTTCCGCTGTACCAACTCAAGGTTTGGCTGAAGAAGATTGCTGGCGCCGAAGAGGCCCAGGTGGTGAAGGACACTCTGGAGTGGATAGGGAAGCACAGCCCGGTGGCGAAGAAGGTTGTGGTCGCCGCCCGCTCGGGTGTGGGCGTGGACGACCCCGTTCTGTTGGAGCTCGCCGTACCTGATTTGCACCTCGGCAAACTTACCTGGGCCCCTGAAACGGGCGAGGATTACGACGCCGAAATCGCCCAAGCGCTGCATCAGCAGGCGGTGGAAGCGTTGTGGAACCGCGCATCCGTTTTCCCGATACGCAAGGTGCTGATGGTTTGCGGAAACGACTTCTTCAACGTCAATTCCGCGGCCAACACCACCTACGCAGGAACCCCGCAGTCGGAGGATTCGCGCTGGCCGCGCACCTTTCGCCGGGGCATCGCCACGCTTCACCGGGCGATTGAATTCATCCGCACTCGCTGCCCGGACGTGGAAGTGAGGTTCATCCGGGGAAACCATGACAGCGAACGGCTTTTCATGGCCGGCGAAGTGATCGCGGCAATGTACGAGTCGGCGGAGAACGTCACGATTGTGAACCAGATTCACAAGCGCCAGTACGCCCGTTGGGGTGATGTGCTGCTAGGCTGGACCCACGGAGACGGCGTGAAGAGTGACAAGCTCGCACTCATCATGGCTGGTGAAGCGGAGGCCCTGTGGGGCGGTGCGAGACACCGGGAAATCCACCTGGGACACTTCCACCACAAGCAAGAGACCCAGTACCACGTCGGGTCGGAGCACAACGCCGTCCGGGTGCGCGTGCTACCCAGCCTAACCACCGCCGATGAGTGGCACAGCACGATGGGCTTTGTGGGGCAGCAGCGCGCCGCGGAGTGCTATCTCTGGGGCCAGAAAGCTTGCTACCTAGGCCACTTTTCGTGGTCGCCCACCACGTCGGGCAATCAACACCTCGGTTAACTGCGCGTATCGTTCGCTTCGCTAAACCACCCGTTTGGCGATGGCGTCGATGGGGCCGCCCGGTGTATCGGGAGCGGGGGCCTTCATCGCTTCCAGCCTAGCATCCTGCAGCTTTCGGTTGGGCGGCACTTTCGCTTCCGCCAGATTAGGCGCCTGCGGCTGCAGGGCCCTCTGGGGCTTCACGGCCGCCAGCTCGGCGCCCTTGGGGGTTTTGCCGACTTCGGGAGCCGCCCCCGCGGCCTTCTGCTGAGCCGGGATGCGCGGCTTGCCGTCCACGAGCGGAGCCACCTTGTCCAGTGTGCCGGTTTTCTCTGCGTGGACCAGCGCCGGAACCCCGATGAGTTTCGGGTTGTAAATGGCCGTTTTAAGGTCTTCGAACTCGTGGAAATCGAGCCCCGCTTGGGACAGCGCCTGCAGATTGGAGGTCGCGAAAGCCTGGATTGGGTCGAGCGGCTGCTTGGGGTCGATGGCCCTGAGCGTCACGGCGGGGATTTGGCCGGCCGCCACGGCGCTGATGGGCGGCGGGAGCTGCACAGGGGGCCCTTGCGGGGCCGTGGGCGCTGCGGGTCCCTGCACGGTGGGCGGCATAGCCTGCGTCTGAGATAGGTCGGGCATGTTAAGAAGTATCCGCTATCGCCCCCTAGAATGGGTTTTCGCTCTCCGGCGTCTTTTCGTTTTCCAGCGTGGGCTGCGCCCCGGGTTTGTCGGCCCGAAGCGATGACAGTTCGGCGTTCTTTATCGCCTGCGCCCTCGCGGCTATTCTTTCAAGAACTGCAGAACGGCCGCGGCCTTCTGGGACGGAGAGAGCTGCGAGCCCGGTTGTTCGGCGCGCGGTGTCCGATCGCACCTTGTCACGTTCCTCGGGCGTTAAATACTTCGCCATTTCCTTGTAAGAAGTCGTACCCCGGACGTCCGGCTGCAGGCGCTTGCTAAAATTCACGTCGGCGCTGAACGGCGTGCCGTCCGGTAGCACGGTGTACCCATCCTTGGCCAATGCCTCGTCTCCCACAGTCGTCCCGTTCACCCGCAGTGGATTGTATGACCCGTCTTGATACACATATCCTTTCGGCGTGAGCACCGATTCTTGACCGTATTTCCGGCCCAGCTTGAGGGCGGTGTTTTCTGAAACGCCCGTGATGAGGAAGTTCTTGCCCTGGTCTTGCCCTTTGTACGACCGGGCCACAACCCTGTAAGGGAGTTTACGTTCCTGCAGCTCTTTTTCGAGCGCTTCGTTGGCCGAGATGTTATCCGGGTGGTCGGGAGCGCCGACACTTTCGCGGTTGGCCGTGAGTATGGCCCAGCCGGGTTTCCTCATAGCTTTCTTGAGCGTGTCCCCCTTGAATTCGTCCAAATGCTCTCCGGGCGAATCCGGCATAAACCGGATGTCGGAATTTGTCGGGTCGAACTGCCCGTTGTTCCCGATGGCGCTCTTGATCTGCGCGGGGTCGAACGCAACATAGACGCGGTGATCCGAGCCGTCGATTTTCTCGCTTGGGGGAAACGTGAGACCGTCGTACCCGTGCTTCTGCAGGTACTCGCGATAGGGCGCCGGATCGAAGCGCCCCGGCGGAATGCGGTTACCTTTCGCGTCCTTAGGCTTCCACTTCCCGAAGGCTTGACCGTCTTCCAAGAATTCCTGCCAGGTCGTTTCGAGGGGGTTCTTGAGGCTGAGGTAAACCGGGTAGACGGCCCCAGAGCTGCCGGAGTACATGCTCGCACCCTCCGGTTTGTCGCTGAACCAAGAGCCCATTTGGTCCATGCCTGGGGGTCGGTTAAAAGTATCGCGGGCGTGCTCTCGGTTGAACGTCGTGAAATCGCCTAGCCGGCCTTTTTCGTCCTCCCATACAGGCGTGCCGTGGTACACCACCTTCGGTTCGCCCTTTTCGTCCACCACCTTGCTCTCCCCGAACCAGCGTTTAAACTCCGGCGTATCGGTTTTCCCGATCGTCTCGGAGCCCGGGTCGGTGGGCGGCATGAACCTGCCCCTAAGCTTTGCGCCGGACAGGTGTTCGCTACCGAAAACCTCCCCACGAGCTGACATGGCCGCCTCTGATCGCCTGGAAACTTGCCCGGCCTTTCTCGCTAGAGCGTATGCCTCGTCGCGGGTCACGAACCGACCTTTAGAAGTGGTGAACCCTTGCTGTTCGGGCCCAACTCCGTCCTGAGGGTCCAGGTCCACCTCGCCGCTGTCCAGTGCGGCCATGATAGCCGTAGAGTGGTCCGCGCCCTCGAAAACTCTCTTCCCAAACCTAACTGCGGGCAATTTTACGTGTTCCTGTTCCGGATCGGTGGGCGGCATGAACGCAATAGACCCGCCGCGATTCTCCGTCCGTTCCACCGCCACCGGCTCGAAGAGCTTTGCGACCTTTCGCCCATCCGCAGCATCGACGGCTAGCCCGGCGTACCCTTTATCGACCAGCTCCTGGTCGGCCAGCCAGCGATTGGGCTGTTTCCAGTAGCCCAGCGGGTCGGCGTTGCCGTCGTAAATTCGAGCACCCGAAACGGTGGTTTCATACTTAGGGGCGTTGCCCGATCCGAAGAACGGTTCGTCACCGCCCAGCGGACTTCCCTTGACGTAGTGGAAGCTGGCGTCGAGCTCCCGGCGGTCGTTCTTGGTAGCGTGCCCTTTACCCATGTTGGCAGGGTTAACCTCGGTGAGACCCGGATTCCCACTGTAGTGGACCAGCTTCACTGCGGCGTCGGGGATGCTGTGCGGGAGCTTGGGGCCGGCCAACGGGAGCTTTGTTTTGCTGTCCGCGTCCACTTTGGTATCCTGCAGCGACCCCTCTTTTCTATCCGGCACTGAGGCTTTTGCGCTGTATAAACTGGGCGCGTTCTTTTCCGGGTCTTCGGAGTATTCCGGCTGCGCCGTGTCTGGCATGAAAGACCCCGCGGCGTGGGCGTCCACGGCGTTCAGCGTGTCATCGCCCACGAGGAAATTCTTCTGTTCCGCGAACGGCCTCTGTGCCGGAGGCACGTATCCCGGCTCTCCGGGCTTAGCGATGCTTCCGCTCTCGTCTCTGAGGTGCTTTCCGAAGTTCACCCACGCGTTCTGCGCCAGCGTTTCCGCCGCGAGGGCCGGCTTGGCGGCCGGTGAGAACAGCTTAGAATTCGCAAGGTAGGCGTTCAACTCCCCGCGCGGACCGAATTCATACCCCTCCGCCGTGTGCCCGAAATAGTCGTGGACGGCGCGAAATAGGTCGTTGTTGAGCAGTTCCTGCCCGCCTACTTTGGCCCCCGAGGGTTTGAGCATTTCACTTTCGCCGGACGCGTCTGGCTCATCGCCCGAGCCGAAAGCTTTCTCCGTCTTGAGGAAATACAGGTGCCTGTTTTCGCGAACGTCGGCCATCATGGCCTTCGAGTTTGCGTACGGCTCCCCGCTGCCCTCGTACGGCTCAATCTTGATTCCGGCGTCCCGCATGACCTCGTATTGAGCCTTCGTCTCTCGCGCTAGGGCTTCGTACGAATGTCGAACGGCCGGATCGTTCGGGGTGTGGCTCGCCGCTTCAAACTCATCGGCGATGCCCTTCATCTGCCGTTCGTCGATGGGTGCATTCGTCGTGTGGGGCGCATAGTCGATGCCCTCCTTCGCGGCGTAGTCATCGGCCACCTTCCGCGTTTCGTCGTTGCCCTGGGGACGCCGCGGCGTCTCGGGCATGAAAGCTACTTGTCCTGCTTCGCCGCCTTCTCCCGAAGAAGCCTGAACTGTTCCTGGGCCCACTCCCCGTCCTCTTGGAACTCCTTCCTCATTGAGTCGATCTCTGAGGGAGTCAAGTCCCGAGAAGGTGAGAAGGTAGCGGGCTTGACCGTTGGTGAGGCCTTCACTTGAGCGAGCGATTTCATGGGTGTTAAGGATGTCATTCAGTTGGGCGCTGTCAAACTTTTCGTGTAGCGCTTCTAGGGTTTCTGGCTTGATGGCTAGGTCGCCCCCGTAGCCCAATTGGGCGTTGCTTGTGGTGGCGAGAGTACTTGCCGCAACTACTTTACCACCACTGTCTTCGATGTGTCTGCGAAGGGCGGCCAGCGAAGAGCCGGAAGTGGCCACGTCGTCGACGATGATGTGGTTTCGGCCCGCTTCAACGGGGCCCGAGAACTTGGGAGGCGTGAGCATCCGGCTAAACGCCGAGGCTCCCGTATGCCCCACGACGTTATCCTGCACGATGCTGTAGTTGGGCTGCAGACCCGCAGCGGCCAGTGAGGCTGCGTACGCCATCGGCAGTTTATTTTTCCCAGACGCTTCCCGGGCTTGCACCGGCACCACTACGGCGTCTGGGTGGGCCCCAACAAGAGCCTTTACGCGGTCGTCCTTCGTCTTATCGTTGACGACTCTTATCGCCGCAGCTCGGTCCCCGGCCTTTGCCGCCGGATAGTCCGGATGGTCCTTCAACGAGGCAATTGTAGTGTGGATGGTGATACGCGGGAAACCTTCAGGCCAAGCGTCCCCTCCGCTCGTGTCGGGCATGAAGCCCCCCTTCGTGATGCCCGTGGAACCAGAGTGGAACTGCAGGTCGGGCCTCGGCTTGGCCACCTTCGTGATGTCGCTCAGCCGGAGCTGTTCCGTGGCCTGGTTGAGCAGGTCGGGGTTAAACCCGCGCTTCACCAGCTCTGCTCTGTAGGGGTTGGTTTCCACGAGTCCGTTTGCCGTTTTCGTCGGCGACAGCCCGTTCATCTTCGCGAAACGGTCGAAGTATTCTGACGCGGCCACTGTCTGCTTGGTGACGCGTTTTGCGGGCTTGTAGCCCATGAGGTTGTTCAGCTTTTGCGCCCTGTCGGCCGGAATCGGCACAGGCACGTAGTCTTTGTTCACCTTGGGAATCGTGCCGGCCACCGTGTCCGGCGGCAGGAGCAGCTTTCCGCCGTCGCCCTTGTATCCGTTGCTTTGATTCTCCAGATAGTTCTGCAGGTCAGAGACAATTTGCGGCGAGCGGTAATAGGGGTCGGCCGTTCCCTTTTCCTCCAGCCAGCGGTGCATAATGTCCGCGTTCTGAACCACCTTGTCGAGCGACAGGCCGAACACGGTTTTGCCAGACGAGGTGTCGTGCACCACCCTCACCCCGTCCGCTCCGCGGCTTGAGAAAGGGGCGAAAATCTTTTGAAACTTCTGCTTGAGCGGGTTTTCGCTGGGCGTGTCCTCCAGCGATTCCGACGCTAGCCTGTCGCGCTCCCGCTGAATTTGGTCGGGCGTTCCGTCTTCCGTGTTCACGGCCCCGCGGTGCTCGATCTCGAACGGCGTTCCCACAGAACTGTCGGCCGCCGCGGCCTCGAACAGCTTCTGGTTTTTAGTCTGCGTTGCGTTGTCTGCTTTTTGGGCAAATTGATTCTGCTTTGCCGCGGTGGTGCGGACGTTGGGCGGCGTCGTCGGTTGGGTCTCGGGCTTCGCGGGATTTTTCACGCCCTGCGGCGTGTCAGGCGTCACCGGGTGGTCGGGGAACTCTGGGTCTGCGGGGGCGCCACCGGCCTTCACTTCTGAGCGTAGGTCGTCTCCGGAGATGACGCCCCGCATTACGGCTCCTGTGTCGGGGTGCGTAAACTCCACCCGGAATTGGTCGTTGGGGAGTACTTCCAAAATCTTGGCGTTCTCACCCACCAGGGTTCCGTCGCTGCCCCCGATGTCTCCGATGCGGGCGCCCTTAACGAGCCCCGTGGCAGCTTTGGGCTCCGCAGGCACCGCTCCCTTGATGGGCCCCATGTCTTCGCCCGCCGGCTCAGCCTCAGCTGTAGGCGGTGAGCCCACTTTTTCCGATCCGTTGAGCACCGGCTCGTCGAGCTGTCGCGCCTTCGCCACGTTGTCGATGAGAGTGCCGACGACGTGACCCACCGTCGCAGAGGGCTCGATGCCCGTGGGAGTTTTCACCGACCCTCCCCCTTCGGTGAGTTGGGGCACCTTCGCGCCAATCTTTTCCATGGCCCTACCGACAAGCCCGTAAACCATCTTGGCGAACCCAGGAGCAGTCCCAGCTTTTGCCGGGTCCGATAGTTTCGCGATGGGGAGGGAATTCAGCACCGCTCCCGCGTGCTCGGCCAGGATTTCCGACGCGACACCATCCGGCGACAACGTGTGAGGAGTTTCTCCCGGGGCTAGGTTCTTGTTGGCTAGCGACTCGTATTTTGCCTTGTAGGCAGCGACTCCGTCCGGCCCGTAAAAGTCCAGGGCTTTCTTCCTTGCGTAAGCCAGTTCTTCCGGCGAAAACGCCCCGCTTTGCTCCAAGACGTGAAACGCCTCGTGGGCCACTGCCAGACCTGGCGTCGACTTCGAAAGCTTTACGATGGCGACGGTCCGCGGTGGCCCCCCATCCGCCCCAGGAATCGGGGGCAGCGTAAAGCCCTGCTGGCTCTTGGCCAAATCAGCTTGCGCCTGCGATAACTGCTTGGGGTGGGACTTCGCAAAATCGTCCAGCGCTTGCTCGTAGTCGCTCGGCGCCAGGACGTATAGCTCTCCATTTTTCCCCACCACCTTGTCGCGGACCGCCTGCACGAAATTGTTCCCAGTGTTGCCTACGCCCGCCATCGCGGCCTGATGCGCCTTGTCCAGCGGGTCAGCCACGCCGTAGTCCTTCACCGGCACGCGGACATCGGGGATTGAAGCATCGGGGGACCACAGCCCGCGAACGAAATCCAACCCCGTTGCGCCTTTCCTAACGCCCGCCCCCAGGCCCTCGGCGACGAAGTTTCCGGCCAACATGCTCTTGAATTGGTTCTCGTCGTCCGCCCCCAGCAGTAACGGGGTCATGGGGAGCTGACCGGCGATGAGCCTGAGAGTCGTCGGTTCCACGGACCCGTAAACTCCCCGCACGAAATTCGCCACCGGTCCCGGAGCAATGTCGCCGGCCAACCTGCCACCTGCGGCGGCAGTCTTACCTGCGATGGCATTGAGCGCCTTCTCGCCCCATTCCTTCGCCCCGCCTGCGGCGATGAGGGCCTCGAAAGGGGAAGCCCCGTTAGCTAGCGCGACGCCGCCAGAAGCGATGCCGGCCAGGAGTGGGTTGTCCCCAACGAGGTCCGCCGATTTCGAGACCACCTTCGAGGCCACTTTCACCGGCACGGAGGCCGCTTTTCCAAGACCGCTCGCCACCGCCCCGCCAAACGTCCCTGTAGCCGCATCGGCCCCAAGCTCTCGTGCGGCCAGCAGTGGGCCGGCCGCTTCGCCGCCGAAACCGATTAGCCCAGGCAGCAGGTTGGCCGGCTGAACCAGCCCTTGCGAAGCCGTTTCCACGGAAGCAGGGTTGACGACGTCTTGGCCACCCTGGATCGTTTTCCCGGCGAGGATGGAGCGTTTGGCCCGTTCCAAGGCTACGTCGCCGTCGAATTCTTTCGGGTAGGCCGCGGGCGCCGCGGGGCCGTCGACGGCCAGCCGGTTCCAGACGCGGTCGGCAAATTGTTTTGCCTGCGTGGCCATGCCGAGCGCACTCAACTTGGCCGAAGCGACCAGCTCATCCGCGGCCTGTCTGCGCGCTTGGTAGTCGGCGACGACGGCCTTTTGTTGCGGAGTGAAATTCTCGGGCACTTTAATCGCCGTCGCGTCCTTGGCCCCGAGGACGTTGTCTATCGCCCAGCTCGTGGCCTCATGCACCTGCTGTGATTGCTGGGCATCGCCAGCAGCTCCGCCGTTGGATGGCGCCACAATTTTTGCCGCGAGCTTCGCCTCTTGGACGGTGCCGTCGAGGATGCTTTTCTCCATCTGCCCGGCGTAGTTGGACCAGCCCAACTTTCCCGTGGCCACATCTGCGACGCCGTTGATGAGGACGTCGAGCGGAAAGTTCACCAACCCCGCCAGAACGTTGGAAGTGCCGTCCAAGAGTGGGTGCCCCGTGTTGAACGACAGCCCCGGGCTTTCCGCTGAGGGGGAAGAGCTCGACGGAATCATCTCCAGCTTGTTTCTTCGGGCCGCATCGGCCGCTAGGAACGTGGCTTTGTCGGGTCCATCCCCGTCTGGATGGAGGTCCACGTAGCGCTTCACCAGCTCGGCCGAGGTGGCGTTGTTCAGGAAAGCATCCTCCGGGGTTTCCGGAATCGGCGCATCTGCCGGGATGAATCCGGGTGCGCTTGCTTGGGTCGTCTCCGGAGCATCCGCCGGGATGAATTCCGGCGGAGCGTCACCAGCCGCCGGAGGAGCGGCATCGGCCGCAGTGCTGTCGGCCGGGATGAAATCGGGAGGCTGCGTGTCGGGCATTTTGGCCGGAATGCCCGGCTGAGAGAAGTATCCGCTTTAGCGGCTCAGTAACCACCCGGGCTGCCCTTGGGCATTCACCCCGAACACGTACTTCGCTCCGCCAATGAATTTAACCGTTCCGGGCGCCACGACGCTCGGATTCGCTGTTGCGGTCGATGGATTTTGCGTCGCGGTTGGTGGATTTGCGGCGGTGCTAACGCCCAGCTTTGGGTCGATCTGGGGCCCGATGCCGCGGTCTTTATACACCTGGATTCGACCGTCTATGTATTCGGTGCTTCCTTTAATCTTGGCCTTGAAAACGTCCGGGTTGGCCAAGTCGCCCAGCGAAGGGGCTTGGTCGTTAGCCGTTTTACCCGTTTCGGAATCGAGTTTCCCCAGCGCGGCTTTGTAGTTTTCCATCGCGGCTACGACGGCTTGCGTCTTGGGGTCTTCCAGCATCCCACCCAAGCCTTTTTCCAAGACGCTGATCTGGCTGTCACCCGTATTAGAGGCGGCGGCAGCAGCCTGCGCTTGCTTTTGCCTCGCGAGAGCCGTGAAGACCCCGGTCGAAGCGGGATACTTTGAGCTGAAATCGGCAAACGCCGACTGAAGATTAACCGCCGAAGCTTGGGCTTGGGCGAGGTTGGTGACGTCTCGCGCGGCCTGAACGGCCGGCCGCTGCTGATCCGCAAGCTTGGTCACGCCCAAAGGAGCGCTGTAGACGATGCTTCCGTCTCTTTTCGACACTCTCACTTGGGTGAGCACAGTGTTGCCGGTGGCAGGGTCGATGGCGGGCACTTCTTTCGTGTCCGTGGTTTTGTCGAGCCACTGAGCTTGCCGGACGGCTTCGAGCGTGGCCGTGACGTCGCCCAAGCCTGCGGTTCCCTGAGATGTAGCCTGGGCCGCGGGTTCCCCGAAAGAGTTCCCGACTGAGGAGCCGGCCAAACCGGCTTGTCCCGGCGCTGCCGCGGCAACGTTAGGAGCCGTTGCTGCGGTCGGGGAAGCTTGCGCTCCGGCCAGATTTTGCAGGAGCGCTTGCGGCACCGGGGCACCGAAAGACCCGTAGGTGCCGCCGATTGACGCAGCGGCTGCGGACAGCGCGGCCTGTGACGTCGGGGGAAGCGAGTCGAAGTACTTCGATCCCGCGGCCTTCGACAGGTTGTTTTGTGCCTGTTGTAGGTCGGCCGAGGCAATCGTTTGTGGACCCTGCCCCGCGGCGAACGCGTTGGCCGTCGTCGCGGCGTTGTTTGCCCCGGCGGCCTGCTGTTGCGACAGCGCAACGGCTGCTTGGTTTGCCGTGTCGGCCACCTGCGCGTATTGACTGAAATTCGCGTTCATGTGGTCAAGCGTGGCCTGCTTGAACTGCGTCTGGGCCATCTCGGCTTTCCGCTGTGCTTTCTCCAAAGCGAGTTGGTCCTGCAACTGCGGGAGCCGGGCCAGCGTCTCTCCGAGCTGCAGCCCCTGCGCAATTTCCGGGATGGCGTTAGCCAGCCCTGCGTTCGCGTAAAACCCCGGATTCACGGTGGGGGCCACCGGCATCACGGAAAGGTCTGCCTGTTGGGGGAGCATTAGGGGGAGGTTCCGAAGTTGTTCCCGATGGTGCTACCGGCCAGCCCGGGCGTTCCCGCTGTGCCCGCAGTCGAGTACCCGAAATTGCTAGCCACGCCGCCGGCCCCGGCGCCCGACCCGAACAGAGATGCCAAGCTTGACCCCAAGCCAGCCCCGCCGGCCACGCCAAGCGCAGTCCCTCCGGCCCCGAACAATGCGCTGGTGAGCGCGCTGTTCTGCTGCGCAGCGACGGCGTTCTGGTTGGCGGTGTATTGGTTCTGGGCGTTATTCTGCGAGACGTACAGCCCCGCCACCGCGCTCGGGGAAAGCCCTGAAGTGGGGTACTGCGTGTTGTTCATCAAATTGCCGAGAGCGCTCGCGTATTGGTTTTGCGAATTTACGGCCCCGTTAGCCAGCCCAGCACGCGTCTGGTAGTCCGCCAAGGCGAGCTGGTTCCCCTGCAGGTTGAGCCCCGCGACGGTGCTTCCAACGCTGGTGGCCTGCTGGGTGCGGCTTTGCTGGATCTGAAGCGACGTCAGCCCCAAATCGCGAGCCGACAGCCCTCTACCGGCGCCCGAACCGGAAATCCCGGCCGTCCCGCCGCTCTGCAGGGCGCTCTGCATCACCGCGGCCTGCGTCGACGGGTCGAGCTGGCCCCCTTGGGCCAATTGCTGCTGGGCCGAAGTGTAGGCATTCTGGAGCAAGCTATTCGTGCCAGCGGATGCGCCCTGGGTGATGGCCGATCCGGCCTGCCCAAGAAGCCCCGACTGCACCTGTTGCGCCTGTGTGTTTCCTGCGGCAACGTTTGAATTGAGCGTGTTCGAAGAAGCCCGGAGGGCCGACGTTCCGGGCAGATATTGGTTTTCCAGAGAAATCGAATTCTGCAGGTCGGACGTGGCCTGCGACTGCGCGTCTGAAATCACTTGGCTGATGTTGAGCGGGGTGTACGCGGCCCCCTTGGGCGCAGTCGCCGCATTGACGACGCCCCCGATTAAGCTAGCCCCACCCACGGCTACGGCAACCCATGCCATGTTATGCGGCCTCCTTGAGCTTTAGCTTGCTGATGAATTCGAGTTCGTGCCGGTGGAAAGTCTCCGACTTCAACACCAGAAGTTCGTCGAGCTTCTCCAGGTCTTTTTCGTCTGTGGCGTGCACCGTGGCCCAGCGCATCGTTTCGCGAATGTAGAGAAGCTTCCGAACCCCGGCGTGGCTCTTGAAAATGCACGGAGCCACAATCTCCTGCGTCTTGCCTTCCATGAGGACCAGCGCACTGCCGGATAGAACGATGTTGAAATGCTCCGTCCGGTGCTCGTGGCCAAGGACGAAGCTGCCCTTCGGCATCTCCACTTCGCGGACATACACCCCCGGGGCGAATTGGTGCTTCAGCGGAACATCCACCTGCGGATAGGTGAGCAGCCGACCTTCCAGCAGTTCAAGCTGCCGGGGCGATGTGCCGACGATCTGCTCGGCCTCTCTTACGACGATGTTCTCAGAATCCATTGCGGTTAGAGGACAGTGCCGATTTTCCACCCGGAAAAAACGGTGTTTCCGGAGTTGTTGGCGATCGTCCAGTTGCTGGAGGGCGTGTCCTCCGTGCAAATCATGTTCACACTCACCAAGCCGGCATTCGATCCGAGGTTGACAACCACCGCGGTGAACGCGAACCCCACTCGGTTGACGTAGGGGGCGGTTTTGAACACGGTGCCAGCGACGGGAACGCCGTTCAGACACACGGACGGGGACGCCTGAAAGTTTGTACCCGTTCCCGTGGCGTTCTCAATCTGCAACGTCACGGAGCACACCCACACGTCTCCCGCGGGGATGGTGAACCCGTACGAAGCTGGGACGTACGTCGTCAACTGACTAAGCCCGGCCTGATTAAACTGGATAGTGGTCGAGCTGTTGTTGGTCGTCAGTGTCTGGCTGGCCGACATCGTCCCGATGAAAAACGCTGCGCCAGGGGGGTTGGCCGGGGAAGCCCACGCGGGAGCCCCGGACACCATCGTCATCAGGTAGCCGTTCGTCGACGGGTCGATGACGGTGACGGCGCCCGAACTGTTCGTGCCCAGGAGCGCGTTGGCGTCCTGCGTCGCGATGGCGCCTAGCTGCACCGTGTTGGCGATGAGCCCGTTCCCGTTGACGTTGAGCACCTGATACGCGCCCAGCGAGCCGTTCCACACGCGCCACTCTGGGCCGTTAACGCCGCCATACAGCACTGGGCCGTTATCGGAACTCGGGATACTGCCGCCGTTCAAGAAGCTGCTCCAGGGAGCGGTGGGCGTTATGGTGAGGCGGTCAACCACCGCCGTTGCCCATTGCTGGGGCGTGCCCTGGAAATTAATCGGCAGGGGCGCCAGCGAAAGATTGAAAGACACGGGAGCGGGCATCTGGAGAAGTATCCGTTCCTGCGGACGTTAGTTGATGTCGGCGATCCAGAGCGTGGATGCGATTTTCGTGAGGAGGCACCCGTGGCCGGCGGCCAACGTGAAACTTCCGGTGGTGGACGACCCCACTTGGGCCAGCGTATCCGTCGCGATGGCGATGGTGAGCACCCCCGCTCCGATGCCGTTATACACCTTGATGGACGTCCCAACGGGGATGGGTGTTGCGACGTTGGACGGAATGGTGAACGTTCGTGCCGTCGTGTCCGACCCCGGGTGATACAGCAGGTTGCTCGCGTCCGTGAGCTGCAGGGTGTAGTTGATCGACTGGGTGTTTACGGTGGTGCCATTGACACCGCCATTCGGGTTGACGTGCAGGACACCCGTAACCCCGGCAATTTGGAACGCTGCGTACCCTTCGTCGGCGCCGCCGCCTACACGGATGCGTCCACTATTCGTAATCTGGAGCGCCGCCGCAACGCCGGTGTCGAACTGATGGAAGAGCGCCTGATAATAAATCGGGTTGGCATTCCCATACGTGGCGATAGTCGCGACACCGTTCGACGCGGGCGTCCCGTTACCCCATCCAAAGTTGATGCTGTGCGTAGCGTCCTGGCCGACGGTGCAAAAGATGGATGTCGAGGCGTTGGTAATCTGGAATGCGTTATTACCGATGAGCACGCCGCTCAAAATGCTCCACCCGCCGGGGTCGGTGACGAGGGTCCCCGTGCCGTTATTCCAAGTGACGAGGTCGTGGACCGCCGTGGTGCCGGGGCCGGTGATGCTGCCCGACCCCGTGGCCGTCAAAACGCCGCCAGTGAAGGCGAGCCCGGTGCTGACGGTGACAGGACTGAAACCGCCTGAGCCGTTGCCGTAGAGGATACTACCTCCGCTGGTGGGGGGCGCGTAGTCGGTGCCTGAGATGGCGATGGTGGGAACGCCCGTCCCGGCAGTGTTCTTCAGGATGCCGGTGGCCAATCCCGACAACGACGTGCCGTTAATCTTCGACGTGGTGGTGGCAATCGAAGAAGACAGAACACCCGTTCCGGTGGTATCGCCCGTCAGTGTGAGCGTGGGCGAAGAGAATGCGAGGGCTCCGCTTGTCACCCCAAGGTAGGTGTTGTTGGCGCCTAGCGCGAGGGCCGAAAACACGCCAGAGGTTGCTGAGACGACGCCCGAAAGTGAGCCCACGGCGAGCGTTCCCACCACCTGCAGCGCGTTAGCGTTGTCGTCCGATCCGCCGCCGATGCGCACGCGCCCGTCAGCGAACATTTGCACGGCCGATCCTAAACTGGCCGTGTCAAACTGGAAATTCTTAGCCTGGAACTGCAGCAGGTTGTTCTGGGAGTAGGTGGCAATAACGCCGTTAGCGCTCGACGGATTGGGATTGTAGGCCCACCCGAGCGAAAGAGCGTGAGTGCTGTCCTGCCCAACGTAGTGGTAGCTGTTGGCGTTCTGGGTCTGGTACATGTTCCCGGACACCTGCGTCTGCCCGCTGGACGGGTTAAGAACTAGGTTACCGGAAGCTAACAGTGACAGATTGCCTGCCAGATTTTGCACAGAAGGCGTGAAAAAAGTCGGGCTGTAGGCCCCGCCCCCGACGCCGTCCAGAACGGCCAGATTGCTATAGCGTGTGCCACCGTTGTCGCTCCCGCTGAACACGAGAGCGTTGTAAGCCGTGGAGTTGTACGTGTATCCAGCCTGGACCTCGGAGAACCAGTCAACATTTTTTGAGCTACCCGAGTAGTAGTGCCCGCGCCAGTGAATGGCAGGGCTCCACGCTGGGCTGACGCTCGTCGCCGCGTTCGATGCGCCGATGAGGAGGCCATCGACGCTCGTCGTCGACACGGAGAAAGCCCCCGTAAGCACCGACCCCAGGCTGTTGATGCCCCAGCTCCCGTTGAGGTTGTTGTCCGCAAGAAGTGACCCCGTTGTGTTCCCGAACACAGCGAGGTCGTTAATCGACGAAACGACGGGCCCGATGACATTGCCGGCGCCCGACACTGATTGCCACGTGCCGTCTCCGCGGAGGAAGGTCCCGGCGCTAGGGAACCCAGACCCAAGATAGCTGGGGTTGACAAGCGTCGAAGACGAAAGAGCGCCGCCGGACACCGTCACCACGCCCGTGGTCGACAACGCGTTGAACGTTGGCTGACCGGAGTTGGCATTGAGCGAGAATGCAGCCCCGTACGATCCGAGGACCACCGAGAACGGGTTCCCCGAAACCGTGGTGAGGCTGTTCACCCCCGTCAGGTTCGGCGGGTTGTAGTTGCTGACGGCCGACAATGGGATAGGGTCGAAAGACAGGCCGTTCCAGCGGTTTAGCGTGTACGGCGAGGAGGACGAATTGAACCACAGTGCGCCCTGGTATAGCTGAGACGGTTGAGACGGCTGCAGGTAGGTGGGCAGCGTCGGGAGGCCGTAAGGGTGGCACTGCGTTGGGTTGGCGTAGATTTGGTCGGCCATATGCGCGGCTTGCTAGGTTTCCGAGTTAAAAAGTCACGCTACCGCTAGTGGTCCACGTGATGTAGTAGTTACCCCCCGACGTGGTCACTGAGTGCGTTCCAGTGATGGCTGAAGGCAGCGAATAACTAGCCGGGAAACTGATGGTCGCCGATCCTGAAGAGCCGTTGCCCCCGTTCATGTTGCCGCCGCCGCCACCGCCACCACCCGATCCAGTGTTTGGGACGGCGTTGCTACCTACAAAGTTGACAGCTCCTCCGTTTCCGGCGTTGGTGCCGCCCACGCCGCCAGCCCCCGCATACCCGGCGCCCGCGCCTCCACCGGAACCGTAAACGCCCCCGTTGTACGAGTAGCCCGCGCCCCCCGCACCACCCGCAGCGTTGGCGATGTCTGAGGGGTCCTGTCCTGCTGACCCAGCGCCGCCACCACCTCCGCCGGCAAAATTAGTCACCGCACCGTCGTATAAACCCCGCCCTCCTGAATGCCCCAAAGACCCAGAAGAAGTCCCGCCAGAGCTGTAGCCCCCGGAACCGGGGGGGCCGCCGCCGCCGCCTGACCCGCCGCCGCCGCCGTTGTTGTTGTATCCTCCGCCGTACCCACCACCCGCGGCAAGGTAGGGGCCAAACGCAGAACCTGAGCCCGCGGTTCCGTTCGTGCTGGTGGCGCCCGCACCGCCCGGACCGATGCCCACCGTAACAGTGGCCCCTAGGGATACAGGGTAAGAAAACGGAGCCAGAACCTGGCCGCCACCACCGCCGCCGCCGCCGTTGTTCCCGCCGCCGCCACCATCCCCGGCCAGGAACACTGTAATCGTAGGCGGGGGGTTGTAAAACGGTCCGCCAAAGCTACCAAAAAATTGCGTCGATGAATTCATTTAGTTGACGTTGATAGCCCACTTCGTCGCGGCCACCTTGAGCGCCGAAGCCGAGTGGGCCGCCGGTAGGCTCACCGTCGTAACCGTTCCCGTACCCCCCATCTGCACCAGCATATCCGAGTTAATTCCGACCGTTAGCGCGCCCGCGCCCGCGTCGTTGATGAAAGTCAGCACCGTCCCAACCGGGTAGGCAACGGAGGAATTGGCGGCGATTGTGAACGTTCGTGCCGTCGTGTCACTCGAAGGGTGGTAGAGAACGCCGTTCGCATCACCCAAAACCGTCGTGTAGCTTGCTGATTGGCTGTTGACTGCCGCCGTGAGTACCGCCGAGGCAACGCCCGTGGAAGCGTTAACTGTGATGGTGGTTCCGTCAGGCTTCACGCCCCCCAACGTGCTCGCCCCGGCGACCGGGAGCGAATATGAGGCCGCGTACGCCCCTGTCCCGAAAGCTCCGCCCGCCGCAGAGAGCAGGCCCGGGGCCGAGGTGACCCCGGTTGCCAACGCGCTGCCGCTTAACGTACCGGCAGCCGCCGCCACCGTAATCGCAGCGCTGCCGTCAAAATTCACACCATTAATCGCGCGGGCTGTGGCGAGCGTCGTGGCTGTCGCAGCGTTGATGGGCCAAGAACCTGAAGCCCCCGAACCCGTGGGCGTGGGGGGCGTATACCCGAGCGCCGTCGTCACCATCGAACTCGTGATGCCGGTGAGGTAGGTGGACCCGTCGATCGAGTAGGTGTTAACTCCCGTCCGCTTCACGAACCCGGAAGTGGACACCCCAAGCACCAAGTCAGCGTAGGTGGAAGCGGAGGAGAACCCCGGGGCGGCAGAAGACCCAGACGTATTCCCGAACAGCGTTCCCGCAGCCGCATTCGACAATGCGAACGAAAGGGCCGGCGTGGTCGTCGCGGTGGCCACGGAAGCCGTGAATAGTGGACTTAGGTTGCCCGAGCTGAACGAAGTCACTGTGCCCGACCCCGCACCCGTAGCCGTCAAAACACCGCCTGCGAAATTCAGTCCGGTGCTGACGGTGACAGGACTGAAACCGCCTGAGCCGTTGCCGTAGAGGATACTGCCTCCGCTGGTGGGGGGCGCGTAGTCGGTGCCTGAGATGGCGTTCGTGTACGTGTTAACGCCCGTGCGCTTGACAACCCCGTTCGAGGCTAGACCAAGCACTGAGTCCGCGAGAGAGTTGGCGGCCAACCCTTGGATGCCAGTGGGGCTCACCCATGAAGCAAGCTGGCCGGAAGAGGGAGACCCGGAACTGAAGACATTACCGCCCGCGGCGATAGTTTGCCAAGTGCCGTCGCCCCGAAGGTAGGTGCTGGAACTGGCAACTCCAGAACCCAAAAACGCCGGGTTCACCGAGCTGGCCGAGGTCAGCACACCACTCGACGACGAAGTGACGATTCCCGCGGTGGACAGAAAATTAAACGTCGGCTGGCCGGTGCTGGAGCTTAGTGAAAAAGCCTGCCCGTAAGTGCCCAAAGCCACCGAGAACGGGCTGCCAGCGACGGTGGTGAGGCTGTTCACACCCACCAGGTTGGGGGGCGTGTAGCTGCCGGAACCCGAGCCGGCCAGAGTGATGGGGTCGAACGACAAGCCGTTCCAACGGCTTAGCGTGTACGGCGAAGAAGCATTATCGAACCAAAGGACGCCCTGCGGAATCTGCGTGGGGGCTGTGGGCTGCAGATAGCTCGGCATGGCCCCCAAGGGCCCCCGGGGCGATCCGGGGGTTCCCCCGCATAACCCGGAGTTGGCATAGAGAAAATCGGCCATCGAATAAGTATCCGTCGGACGCGCCCCGTCCTAGAACAGCGTTGCCCTGGCCACGTTGGTCGAGGCCCCCCCGTTGATGAACGAAGACGATCCAGTGTTGTTGAACTGGTTACCGGCGGTGCCGGAGGCGCAAGTAATCGTGGCGCCGCCGTAGATGCAACCGCTAAAAACGTTGTTGTTCGATGTTCCGTAGATGTACACAGCTCCGGTGGGGCCGCTATCGAAAGCCACGCACCCTTGGAACACGCTGCTATTCATGTTGTGCAGAAAAATCCCTGCCGACGAACCCCCGGAGACGACGGCCTCCTGTCGCTGGGTCCAATAGCATCCGCTTAGCACGCACTGCCCATAATTGCCAGGGCTGGCCACGCTTCCATCGAGGTAGTAGGCAACGTTGGCTAGGCCAACGTTTGCCGGGTTCCCTTGATCTATCAGCCAATTGGATAGCTGTACGTTCGACGCGTAGTTTCCGCCATTTAGGTGAATGCCCTCTTTGACCGCGACAAACACCACGTCACTGGACATGAAAGCCTGGAGCCCGTTTCCGTCCGAGTACGGGTCAATGTAGATACCGTATTGAAAGAAACAGCCGTATATTTGGCTGCAAATTACGTTTATCCCGCCAATGATGTGAATGAAGTGACCGCTTCCAGCGCCAGAAGTCGGGACCACGGCGGCGTTGTTGACCCCGCAACCGTTCACGTTGAGAATGGTGAGTTTCCAGGGGTTGTTGACGATGACTCCGTCCGTGAAGCCGCCGTTCTGGTTGAATTCGTCTTGACCTATGTCGACGTTTTCAATCAGTGACCCGCTAGGGGGCTCGCTAGAGCCGGCAACAACGCTGCCATAATCTATACTGATCGCGGCTCCGCAGGTTTTACCGGGGCTATTCCTAAACCCGAGGTCGCGGATTTCGATGCGGTTGTAGTTTTGGCCTTGGCTGCCGCCACCGGAAAGAAGCGAGTACAGGATGTTTGGTGCCCCGCTCGTATTATTCATTATGATGACCGAAGCGTTTCGCCCGTTGCCCTTCACCGTAAAGTTAGCGTTGTACGGGACGTTCGCGGAACCCCCAGAATACGTAGAGCCGTTTCCGACCTGAATTTGGCCTGAAATTAGGTAGCGCCCATCAGGAAAATACAAGGTGCCGAAGCCCTGCGTCGTCAATGCCGACGCCGCTAAGTTGATGCTCGCCGTGTCGTCAACGACACCGTCGCCCACTGCCCCGTAATCACGGACATTGCACACACCGCCGACAGTGAGAACGCCGGAAGTTATGTTCAGCGACGGCCCCACCTTAATTCCGCCGAGGACGGTGGAGGTGGCTGTCGGCAAGGTGTACCCACCAGTGCTGCTGATGGTCACCGCCCCTGTGGACCCACTGACGGTAATCCCAGTTCCTTGGACGATGGACGTGACCCCAGTGTTCGCCACCGTAACGTTCCCTGTGGAGCTGCTGACAGCGATGCCCGTTCCTTGAACGAGGGAGGTGACACCTGTATTGGTCAACACAACCGCTCCGGTCGTCGGAGAAGCCGCGATCCCTGCGCCGCTTGCGCTGACCGATGAGACCGCCCCACCGCCCGCTCCCGTCGCGTTGATCGTGACGGTCCCGGTTCCCCCAGACGGCGAAATTGTCACGTTGGCCCCGGCCACGATCTGAGATACGCCGCCCGCTCCCGGAGTGGCGGAGATGGTGACCGCACCCGCTGACCCGCTGAGCGTCACGTTGGCCCCTGCAGTTAGTGAAGTGACGCCAGTGTTCTGGACTACGACGGCGCCCGTCGTCGGGCTTACGCTAATCCCCGAGCCGGAGCCGGAAACAGAAGACACTGATCCGCCGCCGCCAGTGCTGCTGATAGTGACGACACCAGTGCCGCCGGAAGGGCTGAGAACGATCCCCGTTCCCTGGACTAGTTGCGTAACGCCTGCGGTTCCGCCGCCACTCGCGATGGGAAACGTACCCGTTTTGTCGACGACGTAAAATTGGCCGTTCGAAGCGCCGTAAAGGACCGAAAGCCCGTTTACGGCTGAGGCGGAACCCGATGCCGAGCTGCCGAAAACCACCGGGTTTGTGGCCGCCGAAATTGCGGTGCCAATCACAGAGCAGTTGAACACTTTCGTGCCCTGGAACACCACTCCGTTGACGATGCCCAGAGGAGCCGAATCTTGGACTTGCCGGTTATCGGCGAGCGCGCCCCCGACGACACTCACGTCAGTGGTTGGCCAAAACTGTCCACCATCGCTAACGACCAAGGCGTTCCAGCCAGACGACCCGGAGCCTCGCGCACTGGGCGTCGTTATCATAACGTTGATGCACCCTTCGATGCGGTAGCCGCCGAAAGAGTTTGCCGGGTACACCGTGCCCTCGGTGAGCGTCACGTTTGCTACGCTGGAGAAAACGACAGCTTCTGCCGCCATTATGCCGCCAGCCGGTCCGAGATTCAACGTAGAGGAGGCCACGAGCGTGGACCCCGACACGGATATGATGGGCCACAAACCATTGTATCCGGACACCGAACCCGTGGCTCCGGATATGCTCACGATTCGCCCGGGCGTGAGCTGGCACGACGCCCCGCAATTGACCGTGAAAGTGGTAGCCGTGCTTCCAGTGATGGACGCTGAAGGGTATGAGATGTTGCCGCCTACGTTATCCGTTCCGATTTGGCCCGTGGTGGCTCCATTAGCCAAAACGCCCGTGTTTCCGAAATCGCACAAAAAGTTGCTTATCTTAAACTCCCCAACGGTGCCGGAATAGCCGTCCAAGTGAACGCCAGCGGACCCGTAGCTGGGGGCTCCCGCCGTGTTGAAGATGACGTTCGAGATGGACGATTCTCCGGCGTAGCCCAAAGCTCCGATTCTGGCGCAACTCCAAATCGAATCCAAGATGCAGGTGTCCGCCCCCAGGGAAGGAAGCGCGACGCCCGTAGGGGAAAGGAGCGTCATTGTCGTCGAAGTTGGTACCGAAGCAATTTTCCAAACGCTGTTATACCCCGCGTTAGCCGCTCCGCTCAGCACCACGTAATCCCCGGCTAAAAATCCATGCCCCCACTGCGTCGTCACAGTTCCCCCGGAACCGATAGAGGTGACGGAAAAGCGCTTATACGGACCGCCCCCAGAAAACTGCCCGTTGGACATTTTAAGCGCATCGCAAGCGTCGATCTGCAAGCACGAGGGATGCCTGCTTCCGGAGCCGAGGGTTGCGCCGGTAGTGTTGAAGTTAAAGGCGGTGACAGTTCCGCCGCAGTTTAGGCGAAGCTGAGTGCCGTCCATCGAACCTGAGTTTAGGTCGCTGAGGTCGACACCCGCGCTGATGTTGTTTATGTGAATAAAACTCCCACTAAGCGCGTGACCGTGGATGTTCCGCATGAACACGAACGCGCTATCGTGAACGTACACGATGTCGGTAGAGCTGGACCCGCCGCCGCCTTCGAATTGTAGCCCGCGAAGATTAACCTGCTGGTCGCTCTTGAGGTCAAAAAGCGCCGTGTCCGAACTGTAGAGATTCGAGAAGAGCACCGAAGCCCCCGTGCTGTCGCCGACAATGTTCAGCCCCCACCCGGACAAGGAGCCCTGGTTTACAACGAGCTTTTGCCGAAAATCATACAAGCCCGTCGGGTAGTAAAGCGCACCAGAAACCGATGAGCCGTTGAAGACGAGTGTAGCAAAAGCGTCCAGCGCAGATGGAGTGCAGTCCTTACTGCGGTCGTTCGTGGCGCCGAACCACATCGCATTGATCTTGGTGTTCTGGAGCTGCGTCCTGTAGAGTGATCCGGCGTCCTGAAGATGCCACGTACCGGGAAGAAACGGATTCGCCATAGCCACCGTAAAAGTGCTGGCCGGATTGGTGTAGCCTCCGCCAGTTAGCGTAACCGTAGGGGCGGACGTATACCCCGATCCTGGGTAGGTGATGGTGAACCCAGTGACTGTACCACCAGCGATCGTGGCCACGGCGGTGGCGCCGACACCGCCTCCGCCAGTTAGCGTAACCGTCGGGGCGGACGTATACCCGGAACCACCGTAGGTAGCTGAAATGGATTTGACGCCGTTGTATTGATATACGTTGGCCCAATTCACCAAAGAACCCACTTTAGCGGCGGTGGTATACCCCCCGCCGGTAAGAGTTACGGCGGGGTTGGAGGTGTATCCCGCTCCGGGGTTGGTTATGGTGATGCTAGTGACCACACCACCGGAAATGTTCGCCGTTGCAGCGGCGCCGGTTCCTCCGCCCCCCGTTATGGCCACAGAAGGAGCGCTACTATACCCGGCTCCGCCCGACAACACTGGGAGGTAGGTTACCACTTGCGAGGCGGCGAAAGAGTAGGCTACGCTGGCCGTTGCGACGGCAGGCGTAAAGTGTGTTCCAGAAATGGTCACGGTGGGAGGAGACGTATAGCCAATTCCGCGATTCGTGATTGTGAGGGAGTCGATTTCTCCCCACGCATTTATCGTGGCGACTGCCGTAGCCCCGGTCCCACCGCCGCTGCCGCTCGTCAAAGTTACGACAGGCGGCGTTCCGTACCCCGATCCGCCGTTCGTCACCGTGAATCCAGTGACGGACCCCGCGGACATCGTAGCCGTCGCGGTAGCATATATTCCGCCACCACCGCTAATTGTCACCGAGGGAGCAGACGTGTACCCCGATCCGGGGTTGACCACCGACAGGCTTGTCACCACGCCGCCAGAGACGTTCACGGTAGCCGTGGCAGTCGTTCCGCTGCCGGGGGGACCGGATATGGAAGCAACCGCCTGCGGGACGTAGCCCGACCCGGGGTTGGTGATGGTGAGCCGGTAGACAACACTGAAAGCCGAGGACGTCGGGTTCACGTCGGCTAAGCAAAGGAAAGTGTTCGCAGGAACGCCGGGAGTGCCGTTGAGGGCATCACAGATGTGGTTGCTGACGACCACAACTTGGCCGGCGTACCAAACTTGGTTGGGGTTCCACAGAGTGGCCGAAGAAGGTATGACGACAAAAGGAGACGACGAGTAGCCGGAACCGCCGTTGACGACAGTGTACCCGGTGATCTGGCCCCCGGACAGCACCGCCGTAACTACGGCCCCATACCCCGTGGGGTCCAGCACCACAACATTAGGAACGCTAGCGTAACCTTGCCCGTACCGAGCTGGGGTGACGGCGGTGATGACCCCACCCACCACCATCGCGTTTGCCTGGGCGGTGTTACCCCCGTTGGCCCCGTCGAGGAATGCCGGGACGCTGCCCGCAATCAGTGTTCCGCCGTTTTCCTGTGAAAAGATGTCGTTGGCCCTGAAAATATACGTGGTGCCGCCGCCGTCGTCGGCGTAGTTGGCACCCTGTGTTTGCGCAATCTGGCCGTCCTGCATCCCGCTCAATAGGCGGAGAGAGTCCTTCACCGAGACAGCCACCGTGCTACCGCCCCCGGTGGGGATGGCTCCGCCATCTTTGATAGTGCCGGAGGTGTCCGAAAACACCGCCAAGTGACCAGACGTAATTGTCCCAAGCACCGAAGCAAGGGTGGACTGGGCAGAGTTTGACACCGCCTTGAGCGCCGCCGCCCCAAGACCGAGCGCCGCCCTAGCCGAGACGGCGGACGTAAGGTCGGACAAGTTGTTTGCCGCCTGGAGGAAATAAGCGTCGGTTTGCAGCGCCGCGCTTCCCAACCCGAGGGCATTCCGGGCAGAAACCACCGAGGTCAAATCGGAAAGGTTGTTCTTGGCAATAAGCGCTCCGACGGACGCCGACGAACCAGCCACCTCGAAGTAGGAAACGTCTTTTTCCGCCGCGCTACCCAGGCCGAGATTCAATCGAGCTTGGGCGACGCTTTGAACGTCCGACAGATTGTTCGTCGACAGTAGGGCGACGCCAATGGATTCCGCGGCGGTGGTGTAGCGCCACACCGGCTTGATTGGCGTACTTACGGGCATGAGCTGTAGGAGATTTCAACCACTCGGCTTCCGGAATTCAAATAAAGAGCCCAAGAATTGGCCGTATTGTTCCCCAGAAAAACCGAGACGTTAGGGGAAACGTAGCCAATCTCAATTACGCGGCTGCCCACTACAGAGAGCGCGCCCAGCGTGCGTGCGGTGAAGTTTCCCAGGCTCATAGGCAAAACGCTTGGCTCAGCACGTTGGGTCCGTATTCATACACCACCTGATCCCCCACCGCAGCCTCGTCCCACGGATCGCAAAAGATGCGGTAGCTTCTGACCGAGGCCTGCCCCGTCCACACGATGCAGAGGCCGAAGGCGATGTCCAAGAAGTCGAGCTCGTTTTCCGTATTCTGGGACTCCGCCACAGCCGTGCAGGGAGCGTCGGGGTCTTGGGCAACCTCCAACGTTCGGAGTCGGCGAGTCTGAGAACGGTAGCTGTCGACAGACCCGAAGGAAACGTTCACCGTTAGCGACCCCTCGGTCGAAGCCAGATTGTAGCTGGACAGAAGTTTGTAGACGCCCTTAACGCCCGCCCAATACACCTGCATCTGGACGGGCCCCAAGATGTCCGCGACATTAACCTCGGCGAAAGCGAAACGCTTGATGTCCAGCCCGGTGCCGGCGTTCGCAAAATCAGCGTGCAGCTTCGTCTCCAAAAAGCACGTAATCGGGTGATAGTTGTCCGTGCGGTCGGTGTCGAACGCCTCCCAGATTCTGTTCACCCCGTCGTAGTCGACCGAAGCCTGGAAGCACCGAGGAACGCCGCCGAAGATGCCCGTGGTCCACTGGAAAGGTCGAGTTCCGGTCCAGTATGAAGCCCACGCCTTGGAACTGTCGGCGTTCAGAGCTCCGATCGTCGACTGGTCCATCACCCACGTATGAGCATTGTGCTTGTCGGCATACGGAACGCTGACCAACAGAAAGTTTTCGTAGCCGCCCATCGCGACCCCGGAAGTGTTGGCGGCGCAGTTGAACTTTGACACCGCCATCGAAGTGTCTTGGGGCGCAATGTATGAGCTGATTCTAGACTGCTCCGCGGCGTTGAACGAGATGAGCCCTTGCTCCGTGTACCACCACAGCTCGCCGAAGCGGGAGGCCAAGGCAAACGGGCCAACACACCCAACCCCGGGGAACATGGTGCATTGAAAATCGGCCGTCGTCTGCCACGTAGACCTATCGCGAATGGACGACTGCAAATAGCTCGACGTATTCTTGGTGAAAACAGCAAGCGCCGGGTCCTGGAAACTCGGGACTTCCGCCATTGCCGTGATAGGCTCGGTGAAGAGAAAAAACCCGCCGCCCGTGGCGTACTGCGACTCGGCAAATCCAAGCGGGTTGGAGATGTCGGAGGCCACGACGGTGTTGCCGACGGCGACCCAAAGCCTGTCGCCGCTCCACACCATGGCGCCGCCCGGGACGGTGCCGTTTTTCTGGCCCACTGCATACACGTCCGGGGGGAAGGTGTACCCAGCGCCGGGGTTGTCGATGACCACCTTGTAGATGCTGCCGCCGGCCGCTAGCGCGTGGGCCGTAGCGGTGGTGTATCCGGTTCCCGTCGTCGTAGACGGAGCTTGCACCGTCATCGCCACTTCGTCGGGATACCCTTGTCCGCCGTAATTGATGGTGATGCTGTCGATGACCCCGGTGCTGTCGATGACCGCGGTGAATTGAGCGCCCACGCTCGGGTCGAGGTGCCCGGAGTTGGCCCCGTCCCAATAGGCCGCGCGCGTGAAAGCCCCGTCCTGCATCATCAGAATTTCCTTCGGGGCGATGGCCGTCACCGTGAGGTCGGGGTTGAGCTGGGCCGCCTGCATCGCTTGCGCAAAATAAACCCGTGGGGCAAACGGGTTAAACTGAATGTTAGGAATTCTGGCGTACGAAGCGAACGGATACACCGACTGGTAGACCAGGCCGTCGGCGGCAAACACGAGACACCCCTCCTGCAGAAGCGGCTTGAACGAAAAAACCCCCTGCAGCTTTACGCCCGGCAGGTCGAACACCTTTTTGTAACCCGGGCGGGTACGAACGACACCCCCGCGGTTAAGGACGTTCATCGCCGAGCGGTAGGCCCTGTCGTCGATGAAAAGCGGGTCGCCCCAACTGGACATACCGCCGACCAAATTACCGGAACCGTTGGCGGACCGCGCCGTCTGAAGCATGGACGGAGAATTCGCCATGCCGGTTATTCCATCCTGTCGTGCTTGTTGGCGATGAGGTTGCCGTCGGCCACCTGGACCGAGGGACCCGACGGCACGTCAACGGAAAGCTGCTTCTTGCGGAGAAAGTCGACGGCCATCTCTTTGTACACTGAGGCCTCCTGTGCCCGATCGTCGTCGAGCTTCTTGAGCGCTTTCACCATTGTAATGATGCTGTACCGAGAGTGAAGCGGGATGATGTCCGTGAGCTGCGTCAATTTCGACACGCGTTTCCGGAACGCGATGCGAGCCGTGCAGCCCTCCCGGGATAGCTGAATTCGACGATAGTTGGGCTCCGTCTCCAGAGGGGCGTACCAACCCATGCCGAACACCGTTTGGTCACCGTTGAGTCCATACAACGAAACATACCCCTGCGTGACCAACTTTGATACGCGAGTTACCACTCTTATTTGCGGCGCGAGCGGGTTCGGAGTGGGGGCCCCGTACACCGTCGGAACAAGGAACCCATCCACAAAAACGCCTCCTTCGTTGGAGCGTATCCAGTTTCCGTAGACGTCATATCCGTAGACGCGAACCGGGGTTCCGCTGTCGGCGGGGGCCTCAAGCTGAATGAGAAGAGAGCTGCCGTCCGGAGAGGGATCGTTGAACGTCGGAACCGGAAGTTTATCGAACCAGTGCCACCCGTGGTCGGCGGTGTGGTGGTCGCCGGGCCCGTTGAGGTGGAACCGGAACCAAACGTCGTGGCTTTGGCTGGGGTGGCCATCGACATTCACCGCGAGCACCGTATCCACGACGTTGGGGAGCGTCACGGTTCGGCCACACCCCACCCGGACATCCATCATGGCCCTAAGCGGGTCCCACTCCGACTCCACGGCAAGAATCTCCACCGCGTCGTTCAGCCGGCTGTAGAAGGTGACGTCATCGCTGATGCCGAGCACTCGTTTTACGTCCGTGTAGACGTCCGCCACTGTTAGCAGGTTTTCCATTTAGCCGGCCAGCTCCTTGAGGATGTCGTCGAGGTGGCTATCGACCGACTTGTCCTCGGGCTCGTCCTCCTCGTCACACTCTTCCACCTTGCAAATCTGTTTCAGGTAGAGCGTCGCCGATGCAGATGCCGGAGCCCGTTTCGAGGCCTCCACTACCGTCTTCGGGCCGCGCTTCACGAGAAACGTGACGTAGGCGCACTTCGGAAGGTCCACCACAATCGGATTGTCCAGAAAGACGGTCGGGCAATGAGGACCTTCGTCGGGGGCCGACGTCGGGGGCGGCAACGCATACCGATCGGGCGACTCCAGATTCACCGGCTCTTCGATTAGATTGCTCATCGAAGAAGTATCCGTCTACTGACGTAGACGAATCCGCTAAAGCTGCTCCACGCCGTTTTCGACGGCGTCCTTCGCTTCCGATTTCTCGGTGCGCTTCGGATCGTACCGCGGATCACGCTGCATCCGCTGCCACGTCTTCCTCTGGATTTTAATCGTGTACACCGAAATGACCACCGCCATGACGGCGCCGACGAACCCGAGAATTCTCGTGATAGGGTTGACGTTATCCACGAACCAGCCCAAAGCGCTCACCACCCACGAACCCACGGCCGTTACCCACCCCACCACCGGGCGCGAGGCCACAGCGGCTTCGTAGGCCTTGTGCAAGGCCAACGCTGGGCGCGTGTCGACGACGTAGGCCTCGTCACTCATAGCGCCGTTCCTGAGCCCGCCACTGGGTCTGCCGGAGTTGTTGAGGTGGCGACAGCCACGAGGGTGGCCGTCGTGTTGGCATGGGCGGCCTTCTCAGCCCCGAGAAGCGTCTGCGCTTCGGCCGCCGCGGACTTAGCGACGTGCACCGCCTCCGCTAGGACAGCCTTTTCGACCTCGTGGAGCTCGTTCAGAACGTAAGCGAATACAGACGTCAGCCATTTCACGAAGGGGGCGGTGACGGGGAACGCTTTTCCGATGAGCGGGAGCACCCAAAACACCACCAAGAACAGGGCGCCGGCCAAAACGGCCCAAAAGGTGAAGCGTTCGAGTCGTTTAGCCAAAGACGCGTTGTCGGAGGCCCATTTAGTGAGTTTCTTAGCGTCCTGGGCGACCGCGGTCTCCAAAGCTGAGGCCTTGGCCTGCGTCGAGGCCACCTGCGCGGCTAGAACGGCCTTCTCGGACGCCAACTTGGCCTCCGAAGCCCGCGAGGCGTCCACCGCGGCTTGCATTTCTGCCTCCTTTTTCGATGCCAGCGCGAGCTGGGCTGCGTTTTTCGACTCAAGTTCGTCGACCAGCGCCTGCATGTCCGCGAGTTGCTTCTGGGAAAGGGGGTCAAGGGCTCCGTCTGCCCGTTCGGCGAAAATTTGGGCCACCCGAACATGGGGGTCGGCCGCGGGGGCCAAAGCCAGCTCCTTCCGCACCACCACTACGTCCTGGTGGGCTACATCCAGACGAGCCTGCTTGGCCGCTTCCGAGGACTTCCGGTTCGCTTCCGCGAGAGCCCGCGCTGCGGCTGCGGCGGCCTGGGCGTTTCTCTCGTCCTGCGTGGCCGTGACGAGCGTTTGGGCCTGCGTCTTGGCTTTGGAGTCGCTCGAAAAGATGTGGAACGCCGAATTAACCGCTTTCCCGCCTGCGAAAACAAGCCCGACCAAAGCAACAATGCCGACGAGGACCAGCACCTGAACGGCGCCGCGACCACTGTTAGTACTTTTGTCCATACTATAAGTATCCGGAGTAAACCTACGTTGAAGAAAAAAGAAGGCCCCCATTTCTGGGGGCCTTCGTAGTGCGCCAGTTAGGCGAACGTCTTCGCTATTCCGTGTTCCGGATTAGAGGATGTTCGAGCTGGTGCAGGGTACCGGGTTGGCGTACGGGTCGCAACGCTGGAACAGGATGGGCAGCACGGCGTGCGGACGCACGGGCCGGTAGGCCCGCGTAATCTCGTACAGGTGCCAGCCGAAGTCCCCGAACTGATTGCAGTCGTTGTCCAGTTGGTAGTGCCACGTCAGTTCTCCCATCGCGAGCTGGGGAGAGAACTTGAAGGTCCCCTCACCAGTGTAGCTCTGCGGGACAAGGCGCTCAAAAGAGTCCTTGCCGATGAGCCACGCGACTTCGTACGGAGCCGTAACCCAGAGCGGGTTGGCCCGGGCGGCGGTGCCGTTGGTCGTCTGGACGCCGACGAGCGGCTCGACGAACTGCGGGACGCCGTTGACGACGGAGGTAGCGCGCATGGGGCGCTGATCGACGCCAAACACAACGCCTCGGTAGGCCGTGCTGGACTCCCAGGAATAGCCGCGCAGCGACTGCTCGCCGTACTTGAAGCTACCCGTGGTAATCGCACGCAGGGTGTTGTTCACACCGCTGTCGCCAAGCTCGTTGCGGAAAGCTTCGACAATGTCAGAGCCGCCGATGAACTTGTAGTGCTGGTCGTTGGTCCCCTCGTTGAAGAACTCGGCGAGCGTGGTCTCATGCTGGAAACGGGCCAGCTTGTGGACCGCGGCAAACGTGATGGGGCCGATGTTCGCCTGCGGGATGTTCGCGAACGGCACCGCGATCTGCGACTGGCCGCCCGTGAGGCCGTCGAAAAACGCGTTGGTGGCGCTCGAACACGCGACATACTTGACGCCGGAAAGTTGATACAGGACGTTCCGGATGTCGGCGTTGAAGTACTGCAGGGTGAGCTTTTTCAGCGCATCCTCGGCCATCGTGTACGAACCCTTGTAGGCGCTGAACATGCCCTTCACCGGAATCTTCGGGCCGCGTCCGCGCTTGGTGGCGAGGGCGTAGCTGTAGGCGGTGGTGGCGACGTTTTCGGACGAAATGCCCACGCCATTATCCGTGACGTCCGTGATGGTCGCCGTCGGGGTGAAGGTGGGCTGGACCAGCGAATCGCCGGGGAGCGCCTGCTCCTGGATGATGCTGCGGACGGAATCGGAGATTCCCGCGGAATAGATGCCGCCGTTCAGTACGTTGACGAACGGGGAATTGACTGCCAGCGCCTTAGCGATGATGCCCTGGATACGGTTGGTATCCTTGGAGGCAATCTGCTGGGCGATGTAAGGAGTGACTACGCAATCGGCCATGTGAGTGGTGGTTCACTTCCAGAATTGGTTTAAGCCGGTGTCTGGAAGCGTAGAGACGGGTCCGGCTAGGGACTTTTCTGTGCGCGACGCGGGCGCACTTCGCTTCCTGCGGCCAATCAGGACTAGGGCCTATCCCCGGTCGACCAAACCGAGAACTGAGTTAGGGTCTGACGTAAGTATCCGGCTTTTTAGTACGCCAGCAAACTATTTTCTTATATTCCGATCCAAGCTATTTCCTGAGCACAGCATCCGCAAAAGCCTCCACCGACAAATCTTTGACACCGTGGATGAGCACCAGCGGAGGGGTGCTGGTGGTCACCGCTCGCAGCCACTCCGAGGAGATGTTAGTCTGCTTGTAGAGGTTTTCCATAAACCCGGCCTTCCTCCAATGAGGGTGAAACCGGGGTGCGAAATAGGCGTCCCACGCTACGCCGGCCTTTCCGCCAATTAAGTCGGGCAGAAACTGGGCAATAAGTGGGTGGACCAATAGGTTCCCGTTCATGTGCCCCACGGGACTGCAGGAGTCGCCCCACCACCCGCACAGCCACTTTCCCTCCTGCTCCGTTGCGTCCCACTCGGCGTGGAGACGGGTGAGCCACTCCCGGTGCACCGGGACGCAGTCGGCTTCCATCAGGTAGAGGGCCTTCACGTCCCACCAATCGCCCGACCTAACGCGACGGATGCTTTCTTGAAACAGGTCCATCACAAGCTCGTTGCATCCGTCGGGCCAGCCTACCGAGCGCCGGTATCCGGTGTATTGCGACACCCTAAATTTACGAGCCAGGTAGTTGCGGATTTCGTCGTCGTGCTTGGCATCGAACCGAGCACAAAGCATTATCTCGACGTCTTTCCGGTAGTGCGGCTCATTGTCCGCGATGCGTCGGGCGTTCCTGAAAGCTGCTTCCCGGTCTCCATCCCAAAATTGGAGAACCACCACAATTCGTCTGGGGGCGAGGTCGCTCATTCAATTGGCTAGGATGCCTTCGATCTCTTGCCGCTCCGCGTCCGTAAGCCCGGAGTGGGACCAGAACTGCTTCACCTTGGCCGGCTTCGTGCCGTTCTTGGTGTCGTAAAAGAAGAACTGCTCCGGGTAGAGGTACTTCGCGACGCACCCCAGCGCGTTGAATTCACTGTAGCCGCGCCATGCGGGAGGTATGGGGGGCGCAACTTGCACCCATTTGGCGAACGGCATTTCGTGCCGTTTTTCGATGAGCTCTCTCGTGGCTTTATACAGCCAGGACGGATACAAAAACGGAAACCGGCGCATCGTTTCCACCTCGACAGGAAGCCCGAGGGAATTCTCGGTGATGGCCTGCCACGGCACCGGGGTTCCCGCGTGGCCGTGCGACAGCTCCGAATAATGCGTGTAGACGATGTCCGGCTTGCTCTCGGTCATGTAGTCCTCCGGGGTCGCGCGCTCCGTGAATACGCAGTCAGCATCCATGTGAAGGAAAAACTCCGCATCGGAAAACAGGTCGGCCTGGGTCTTCAGGGCATTCTGGTGCATGTGCCCGTTTTCCGTTTCGTGAAAAAGCACCTGCTTCACCGACGGGTGGCTTGAGCAAATCGGGTGAATCGACTGCTGGTCCCCCACGGGATAGACGACGATGGTTTGTCGAAACCCGCGGGCAAACTTGTCGATCGACCGGAGAAGCATCTCCAACCATTTCGCGTCCTTCTGGTAGGTGACGACGAAGATGTCGGTCATTTCTTCGTGTTGTGGGGGCCGTAAATCGCCGACCCGATGTGCCCGCATACCACCGCCATGTCTACGTACGGCTGATGACCACACTGTCCGGCACGGATGCCGAATGTCTGGTCTTCTCCCTGGTGCAGCCGGTTGTTCCGCTTGGTATCCTCCTCGGCTTCAGAAAGGAGCTTTTGAAGGTCGGCGAGCAAACCTGCGGCCTTTTCTCCACTGCCGCCCTTAACTTCCGAAGCCGCGGAATCTACCAAAGCCTTCGCTTGCGGCATCCTGCGAAGCAGACCGTCCTCGGAGTTGGAGAAAAATCCCCAGGGTTCCGACGGGTGCTGCGGCGCCAAGTGGGGCATCTGGGCCTTGATGTCGAGCAGCACTTGGCGCGAGTTGTAGAAACACCCCGAGCCAAACCAGCGAGTGGCCTTGAGCTCGTCCCGCGGGGCTTGGTGGGCACGAGAATCCTCGGCATTCCCCTCCGGCGTGTTGAGAAGCGCCTCGTAATACATAGCCCGCCCGGACGGATTTCGGCCGTAGTAGAGCGCCCCTACGAGGCTTTTTCCGTGACTGCGGAGCCGGTTGACGGTGTGCAGCCCAGCATACGTCCCGGAAAGATTGAACCCGGTGTATTGGTTGAACCAGCCGGCCGAGCCCATGGGGACAACCATGTCGTCGTCGATCCAGAAACAGCCTTCCAACCCCGTGGCGAGAAAGTCGTGCGCCAATAAATTCCGGGCGTGGATGATGTAAGCGTCGTTGAACTTGATGTTGCCGCCGAACTTTGCGCGGTCCCAAAGCCCGAGAATGCTGTAGAGGGTGAGAGGGTTCGTGGTCTTGTAAGACGGCATGGCCAGGAAGACGTCTTTCCCGGCCCACTCCGCGTCTTTCGGCAGCTCGGGCGGCATGACAAACACCCGTTCGACGGCAGCCAGCGACGGGGGCTTTGACCCCGCCACCCACTGCCGGATGAGGCTTTTCTGGACCCCGAAGAACTCGGCCGCCGCGGTGTCGCTGCCGAGTTCTTTGCAGCGGGATACTACCAGGCTACGGAGGTAGCTGTCCTCAGTCATGCGGCACCCTCTTGGACCGACTTCAGCAGCTCGTCCAAGGCGTCGCCCGTTGACTGATTAACGTCCACCTTCGGTGCGGATTTCGCGGCTGCCGAAGCCTGCCCCTCCCGGCGGGCCAACTTGGACGTAGACGAAGCCTTTCGGATGCCGTCCAGCTCCTTCGTCAAGGACGCCACCTGGGCTTCGAGCGCCCGCGTCTGCCGAATGTAGTGGTGAGCCAGAGGCACCGCCAGGGCTGCCTCCGCCCGCTTCTGCGGGCTTTCGTCGGTGATGGCGCTGGCCAAGTGCTGTTGGAGCTGCGTCGCGTAGGTGTTTTCGGCTTCGAGCTTCTTCCGGTCTTCCGGGAGCGCCGAAGGAGAGATTTCCTTTAGATGGAGAAAAGGGAAATTGGGCAAGAGGGGCTTTAGCACCCCAACCACCGCGGCCTGCTGCGCCTGCTTCGTCTTTACGGGCGCCTCTTGCTGCTCCTTCAAAAGCGACTCAGCTTTCGCGGCGGCCTCTTTCAGAGCCGCGTTGCGCTCCTCAGACAGTGAGAGGTTGGCCACAAGCTTTGCTTCGACGATTCGGCGGTCGGCTACGGGCATCTTGTCGAGCACGCTGTCGATGAACGCGTCGCGGTCGGCCTTAGAAAAGGCCTTCAACTTTTCCAGTTCCGCGTCCGGAAATTTGTTCGCCGTCAGCCGGTCGTAGATGGCCTGGTAGTTCTGCGCTTCACGCTCCACATACTTCGCTTTGAACGCGGGGTCGTTCTGAACGTCGAACGTGGCCCGGTGGGCACGAAGCGACTCCAGCTCGGCCTTCACTTCGGCCGGCAACTCGGACGTTTTTGAAGCGAGTTCGGCCGCCTTCGCTTCGGCGACTTTCGCGCGCTCCTCCGCGGCGATAGCGCGCTGGGTGGCGGCCGCTTCGCGCTCTTTCGCGAGGCGCTTCAGATTGGCCACCGTTTCCTTCGTCTTTTCAGACGCATCGGCCCTCACCTTATGGGCCTCGTACGGGTCGTCTTCAGACTTCGCCTCGGCGGGTTTGTCTTCCGGTTTGGCCGGAATTCCGGGCTTCACATCGAACAGGCTGTCCAGCTTGTCGTCATTCGTGGCGACTTTGTCCGGAGCGGGGGCCTTTTTGTCGTCATCCGTGACGACTTCCGCCGGTTTCTGCTCCTTGAGTCTCGGGTCGCCCTCCAAGAGCTTTTCGGGCTCGGGGGTTTCTCCGAGCTCTTCGAGGTGCTTGTCGAGGGCCGTCTCTGCCGACCCGTCGAGGTTGACGTCCGGCTTTTCCGCGGCCCGCTGGCCGGCGCGGGCGGCGAGAATTTCGTCTTCCGATTGCTTCGCTTGGGTGGCCTGCGCGGCGAGCGCGTCGGCGTCCTGCAGGGCTGAAATGTCTTCGAGGTCGGGCATGTTAATCAGGGGTTGACTTCCGGCGTTTTAGCCGGGTCGAGGAGGCCGAGAATGTCGGCGATGCAGGTTTCGTATCCGGCCCGAACGTCCGATTGGACGATGCGGAGGGCTGACTCTTTCGCCGTCACGTTCGGACGACGGTAGAGAAGGTTCTGGAGCAGCCGCTGCCCAACGGGCCCGGCGAAAAAAGCGCGCCCCTCGGCTTCGTCCGAGCCGTCCCACTTGGGGGCGCCGAACGTAACGAGAGGAAAATATGGGGACAGTGTTTGCATGTTCGTCGAAAGCAGCTAACTAAGCCCCGGGAGGAGCCGGGGTCGGGCCACCCTGCTGGGGCGGCGTGGGATCGGGCCCCGGGGGTGACACCGACATAGCGGATGCCGCGGCGACGGCCGGATGGGCCCCCTGAGCGGCCAGCGCCTGAGCGTGCTGCGCCTGGGCCTTCAGATGCCCGATTTGCTGCGCCACCGTTTTCAGCTCCTGAATTTCCGGGGCGAGCTGCTTCTTGTCGGCGCCGCCGGCCTGGATGAGAAACTCCAGATGATCGCCCCAATGAGTGACGAACTGCTCAGCGGCTTGAATGCTTGCAGGATCGAGTTGCGCAGCTTGCTTGGCGACGATGGCGAAGACGTTCTTGAGCGTTGCGATGTGGATTTCGTGGCCGTCACGAGGTGATACGGGGATGGGAATTCCCTGGCGGAGCAGGTCGCACTCGAAAAGCTGCAGACGAGTTTGTTCCGCCTGCTGCGTCGGGTCGTTATCCGGAAGGATGACGGCGTCAGCGAAGTCGGCGTCGAACGCGGCCGCCGTGGCCATGCGTTCCATCTTCGGATGGTCGTACAGCGGATCGTTGCGCTTTTCTTGGGCGTACGCCACCATGCGCTGGGCCTCGCTCTGCGTGTAGTCCTCCACCGTCTGCAGGGCCGGCTGCTCCGCGAGGTACTTGAGCTCCTCCGAACTCATGTAGCCCAGGAGTTTCTTTTGCCGCTGCTTCGCGTCCCGGTCTTCGACGTTCGGACTGCAAATCCGACGCTGGATGGTGCTGACCACCGACCCGATGTGCTGGACAAACCTGCTGATGATGTCGTCGCGCTTCTCCTCCTCGCGGGAGGCGAACAGGTCAACCTCGGCCTTCGTCACGCGGTCGCCCGTGAATTCCCGGGGCGTCACTCCGCCCGCAATCTGGTCGAGTAATTGCGTGAGGAGCTGGTCGAGCTGGACGAAGTCGGACACGTCCGACTCAATCTTGTTCTGGTGAAGCTCGAACCCATCGGGAATGATGATGACATTCCCGAGCACCGTGAGTTTGAAGCGGTTAATCTGGTTCTCCGGGCCCGAGACGATGATTTTTCCAGACATCTGCAGCCGGTCGACGGCCTCGTTCCGGGCGCGATCGACGATGTTGGAAAGCTCGTACACGTCGCGACCGATGCCCTTGGAACCCATCAGCGTACCGTTCGCCTGCTCGTACGAAAGGAAAGCCACGCAGTCTTCGACGCTCTCGAAACGGTCGAGCCCCTCGTACAGCAATTTCTTCGAGTTGCCGTCGCCGATGTAATAGCTCACCTTCCCATCAATCTCCACGGCCAGAAGGTGCCACAGCATCACCTGCTTCGCGCCGTTGAGCACCGTGAGGCTGGCCCCCGACTCGCGAATCAAATCCTCATACCGGCGGAAGTCGGTGTACGGAGCGCTCGCCGGGCTGGGGATGGTGGGGGGACGAGCCGTGTTGATAGCGTCGACGGTGTTCTCAATGTCCCAGCCAGCGTCCTCCGCGGCCTGCTTGTCGCGGATGAAATCGAGCAGCTCGTGCGGCGAAACGTATTGCAGAAAAGCCCCAAACTGCATCGAATCCACCGACTGCTTCGTGCCGTCCGGGAGAAACGCTCGGTCTTGCCGGTAGTGCGTCGGCTTCCAGCTCGTGTGGTCAAACCACGTCACGGTGGTCCAACCAAACGTGCTATCCTCGGCCGCCACGTCGTTCAAAAACGGATACCAGCCGGGCCAGGAGCGGATGCAGTCGGTGATCTCCTTGCGGAAAAGCTCCGTCTTCTGCCTCGCGCCGGGGAAACTCTCGGGGAGCTCGGAGCTCGTCAAATAGCGCGCCGCTTGAATGCTCTTCGTGAGCCGCGCGGCCACTTTCCCCACCGTCGTCGACAGGGGCTTGGTGGAGAAGTTCGACTTGTACCCGAGTCCCTCGGCTTTCAGGGACTCATCGCTGTAGGGCCGCTCGGAATTCAGCTTCGCCTGAATTCGGCCGTTTTTTTCGTTCTGGATTCGGCGAGCCTGCTGCAGGTTGCCGATCATCAGGAACACGTGGTCGATGTCCGTTACAGCCCTAACTTTGGGCTTCAGCGTTTTTACGCTGAGCTCCGGACTGTTGATGCAGACATCTGCGGGCCCCTCGTTCTGCAGATTGCCGGTGGCTGTGCCGGCTGCGGTGTTGGTTTGCGGGACGAAAGGAACACTCATGTCTGGTTAAGACATAAGTATCCGGCTTTGCCGGACTCCCGGGCTAACTCGTCACAAAAACACCCTTGTTTTTGTGACAGCACCAGGCCCCGGCTACCCGACGCCCGCAAGCCATTCCACGCTCGATGAAGTACTGGCTGCCATCGGGGCGTAGCTCGTATTCGTCCGTCTCCCACTCAGGGTTTACTCTTCGGCTGGCTGGCTCGATTTTTTCGAGCTTAAACGCCGGAAAACAAACCAACGTTGACGCAAAAAGTAGAATGAATCTCCGTCGGGTCATGTAAGAAATACGGGGGTGTTTTTCTTACAAAACTCCCCTTGGTCGCGGTTAGGGGACGAAGCTGTCCTCGTGGCCGAAAAACCACTTCTTGGCCGCCCGGGAAATAGGGGCGCCAAGCTTCGCGATGTCGAGCCCGCTTGCGGCCGCTGTGTCGCTCTCTTCCTTCACCACGTCGCCGTACACCCAGCGAAGCCAGTCGCCGAGCGAAGCCCGGGTGGTCGGCTTTCCCGCTTCGCGGAGCTTGTCGATGCCCTGGGTGCAGCGTTGCACTGTCACCACTCGGTCGACGAAATCCTGGGTACTCTTGTAGGCCTCCGCGTCCACAGCGGCCAATGTCCTCACTTTCGTCGTTGAATGCTTTTCTCCTTTAACCTTGAACCAGAACTTCGGCGACTCGAACCCGGGCGTAACGCAACGGTAGACAACCCCCTCGCCTACGCCACCCACCCCAAACGCGGCACCCACCGGGCAGCGCGCTTCAACGCCTTGGGTGATCGAGGCAAGCTCCATCTGGGCCATTTCCGGATGGTTAAAATCCACAGCCACCTGAAATTGAGGAAACCTATCGACGGAAAAAACGCCGCAGGCCAAAGGAACCTTCCAGTCTCCTGTGTGCCGCCACACCCCGTCGACGTAGGCCGAAAACACCACGAACATCTTCGGGAGCTGAGACACGGCAACGCCCTTCTGAATGCCGCACCCACACCATTCACCGTAGACAACTGCAGTGCTGTACGGGAGCAGCGAAGAGAATAAGCGGTTTAAGCTCTCACCCAACCCGGAGGCGTACGCCGCAAACCCGGCGTTGTCGTCCGCGGGCGTAATGAGGCGCTCCCGGCTCTGAAACCACAAATCCCCGTGGATGTTGTGCCCGATGGCGGCGTTGGTCCCGTGGAGCTTTACGGTGCCTTTGAATTCCAGCGTGGGGAGCGGCAACGTCCTATCGAACTGAGGCTCACCTCCGTCGTCGACGCCGACATATTGAGCGCGGTCGCGGACAGCCTTAACGACGCTACGAAACTGCCCGATGTCAGGGAAGGGGATGTGGAGGTTCATTGTTCGAGGTTCACCGACCCGTGGTAGGGCTCGAAAAGACACCGAGCCCACATATGGTTGTACGTCCCCGCCGCCGAGGATGGGTAGACACTCACGCCTCCGAAATATTGGCTCCCGTCCGGTTGCGTGAACGTGCATAGAATCACCTGGTCCAACAGAACGTTACGGTAGGCCGGTGGCACCCTTACCAACATCCCAGCTTTAGGTTGGAAAGGGGGGTCGGGTGCTTCGGAGGGGGTGAGGGTGCTTTTCATTTGGTTAGCGGGTTTCCTGACGCGCTAAGGATGGTGCCTTCGGGGTTGACTGAGGCGACCACCGGAACGGCCGGCTTAGGCTTGGCGAAATACTTTTCTAGGAGGGAAGCTAGTTTGGTGCGTAGCTCGATGATGCTGCCGTCGTTCACCACCACCTCGTCGGCGAATTCCTTGGTAATGTCGGTGTTGTCCTTCACCTTCGGGCCGCCGGGTTTCTGGACCCAAAAAACGAGCGTCCTTACGCCGCACCAATCGAGATGCTCCCGGGCGTGGTTGAGCTCCGTGCGGCGCCTAACCCCGTCGATCACTCTCACCCCGCTATGGTAGAGGGCGCGAACGATGGCGCTGGGGCAACGGTAGAGCTCCCCATCGATGTCCGGGTCGGCGGCCTTTTCATTCAGTGAGTGGATGGGCTCCACCTTGCACATCCAATCGCCGCATTCGATGAGCTCTTCGCGGAACGTCTCCTTCGGGATGGCCCGCAGCACCGAAACGTCCACCTTCTTGCGCAGCGCCAGAAAGTGGTAGATGAAGTCGGAGCAACTTGCACCCACAAGGCCCGTCAGTTCACAGACGATGTTACGGGCCGTGCTCTTGCCGTGCTTCGGGGGGCCGATGAAAAAGATGACGGGCGGCTGGGCCATGGCTCACGTGTGGACGGGCGGCCTGAGATGGGCGGCCAACGCGGTCATAAGGAAAAGCGCCAAAGCGACTGCAAAGGCCACGAGGTGGCTCATGTGAGGACGGGGTGGCACAGGCCGAGGGCGGCATTCCGGCGCCGCTTCTCGCGAAGCTCGTCGAGGGCCTTCTGCGTCTTTGCGCCGTTGCCGTGGTAACGGTCGCCCACCGCGGCGTAGTTGTGGGCCGACGTACGTTTGCTCGTCATCGACCCGTGGGACGAGATGACGGGGCTGCCACTGGTGTGCGTTCGGCCGTTTGGGGACTTGTAGGTGCTCATAGAAACTTGTGGGCGTTCCACCTGGGAGACGTGGGATGGGGGCACGCTTCGGTGGCCAGACGAGCCTTTTTCGTGACGTAGCATCCGCATACGCCGCATTCGTCCGGATAGACGAACCTGTCGCAAAACCAGCACGATGTGAGCCGCAGGCTGTATTCGGCCGGCGAAACGAAGACGGGGCGGAACAACGCCGCATTCACGGCAAACTTGGTCGCCGCCCACGCGGCCCGGAGAACCTTCTTCGGCGTGATTTTCATGCCGCCGGTTTGGTCGGGACGATTTGAGACCCGTTACGGCTCCCGCAGGACACGTACATCCGCTTCGGCTGTTTCAAATAAAATTGCTCCACCATCCTGTCGAGACCTCGGGCGCAGCGTTCTTCCGGGTCTTGCGCGTAGCTGGTGACCGGTTCATTTGGGTTGATGCCGATGTGGTGGGCCCAGAAAACGGTGGCGTGAAACATCTCGTGAGCGACTACGGACGGGGTGAGCTCGCCTAGGCGGAAAACCACTGCGCCGAGCACCGTCTTGCGGCCCTGTTTCCGCGGCCTGCCGAACCAGCGGAAAATAGCCTTCGACCTACCCGGGGTACACTGCAGACGTCGTGACTTTCGGTAGCTGTTCCAAGTGGGGTGAACCTCCACGATGAAATGGTGGCGCCCGCAGTCCGGGCTCACGAGGAATTCGTCCACGTTTTTCACGGCGAGCAAACCAGCGTGGCTTCTTGACCCCCGAACAACTTCTGCCTCAGCGACTGGTGGCGATGGTCGAGAAAGATGCACCTGTCGCTGCACGCGACCCCCACGAATTCCATCCTGCCCTTCCCGAAAAAGTCGAAGACGCAATTCTCCAACACCACAAACCCCCGCGGAAGCCTTTCCACTTCGGTGATGCTGTAGCGGCCCGGCGGCAGCGAAAACGGGGTGTTCAGCGATCCGTCACCATTCCACGGGAGCTTGTTCGCCGAGTAAAAGCTAGTGGTGGTGCGCGCCAGCACCGTGGTGGTCGAGGCGGCCAGCGCGAGCGCGCCCAAGAGCGCCGAACGAATGAATGCGCGCCGGTTCATTTGCGCCAGCAATGCGCTGGCAGCTCCTGCCGCACCGCCGGGGGCAAATCCAGGAGCTCAGCGTGCACCGCCGTTTGGTTATGCTGCCCGATGATCTCGCAAGCCCCGAGCTTCTTGTCGGAAGGCGTAACGCGGGCCTTGCGAAAAACGAAGCTGTCGCGCTCCACCTGCTGCACGCAGCTCGCGCACCCCGACTGCCGGTGGTCGACATTCTTCGGGCACAGGGCGCAAACCGAGGCCCGCCTGTCCGCTTCCTTGGCGTCCACGAGGCCAAGCCGGGCCGAAAGAAACGTGTTCATCCACACCATCACCCGGCGGGAGATGTGGCTCGCGTTCTCGCCCCGCTGGGGAGGAGCCTCGCCGTCGCCCCCGCGGCAGAAGTGCGGCCACTGCCCGCAAATGAACTCCGCTACCTCTTCCAGCGGATTGCCTGCCGGCTTGCCGTTCGAAATTCGCAAATTGAGAACGTTCGACGCCAGGTGCTTGAAGTTGTCCCCGTCGATGCGCACACTCTGGCCCGTCGAAGTGTCGACGAAATGCCAGCCGCCCGGCGGCACCATTGAGTCTATGGGGAGAAAGGGCATCAGGAACGAAAGACTAAATTGGCCACTAGCCGCAGCAGACAGTTGGCAACCCGGCCCAAAAACCACAACACCGTCATCACGGCGACGACGATGGCGGCAACGGCGAACGAAAAGGCGGTGGTCATTTGAAGAAGCCCGCGTTAATGCCGCGGCATAGAAGAATGCTCGCAGCGACAAACAAGGCCACTAAAATTGCGTATACCGATAGGGTCAAAGCCAAGCCTAAAAAGGCAAGCGCTTGATAGGAGATGGGGGGGCTTCACGCGTCTTCCCTCCGCTCCATCCGGGCAAGCGTCCGCTCCACGTCGTAGGCGTACGGCCCGGGCGTGCTGCACGTATGAACGCCGAACACTTCGTCGAACAGGTCGACGAGGCCGTTGCCGCCGCGCTGGTGGAGCGCATCACCGAGCTCGTCCGCCTTCACGTAGCACACTGCCCGGTCGTCGTACACGCGAATGCCCAGCTTCGCGATGAGTGGATACACTTTGTTGGTTTTCACTGAATGTTGAAATTGGTTGTTGGTTGAAAATTCTGGCCGGCCCGGGGATTGGATTGCTCCGCATTGCCCGGGTCGGCTGTACCTGAGGTGGGGCTGCCAACCCACGTTTTCTTATCGAGTTTCGGTCATTGACGTCCTCCGGACGCCGTAGACTACAGGCACTTGCCGAGGGCGGGGTGAGGAATCCCGCGAACATAAATCTCAGCAACTCCGACTCAGGCCGCTTCGGAGACCATTCAGCTAAGGGCGCCTCCACGCCCCATAGTGGCCTCCTTGCCCCCGAAGAATTAGCGGGAGGCGGAATCGAACCGCCGACCCCCAGATTATGGGTCTGGTGCTCTGCCACTGAGCCATCCCGCAATCGCTTCGTGGATGTTTTCCCTTACTGCGCCTTTTCAATCGCCTTCGGTTACGGTTTTCGCGCGACTCTCGCGTCCTCCTCTGCTCTAGGCCTTAGCCTGGCGACTACTTCGGTTGGCCTGTTAAACTACGTATTTCTACGGCGGGACTCAGACCCGCTACTTCCACTAGTCGGTTAGCGAGGCGTGAACCGTCTCGCTAATTGAGCCCGCAGACGCCCGGGTACGCTGTGACGTTCACTCGGAACGTTCTCGAACAGGTGCGTCGCGGCCTGCCACGTTGGGCAACTTCAGGGCTGCCCTAGGCGTCCGCTTGGCGGTATATGAGAATTGCGTTGCCGGGCGTGCGCCGAATGCGCCGCCTGCGGGAAACAGGGCGTGAGCCCGAAACGCCCCTGCGACCAACCCTACCCACCTACGTCTCCCTTCACACATATTCGCAGGGGCGTTTCGGGCCCACGGATTCAAAGAACACGGGCACACTAGCACAGAACCGGGCGGTTGTTGAAAACGAAATTGAATTTTTTCAGTCCGGCGGGAGCACGTCCATCCTGTCGGTGCATCCGATGCGCTGCACGGCCGGACCAGAAGGGGTGTCGTACTCGAAGCCTTCCCGGTTGCCCGTGGCCGAGGGCACCTCGGGCATTAGAAGCCGGGCGACGTGAACCAGCATGGTAATCGCGTCCGCCCGGTCGGGGCTGGGGTTCCCGCGGCTCCGGTAGTCCTTTTTGCTCTCCACCTTCGTCTTCTTCTGCGTGAGCAGGAACCTGCGGCCCGTGAGCTCCTGCACCACCGGGTCGACTGGGACTTTCGGGGAAATCTTCAGAAAGCCGAATTCGATGAACTTCCGGGCGGCGAACCAAAGCTCGCTGACTAGGTAGGCGTATTCGTCGCACGGGAGCTGCTGGTCCTCCTCCAGAATTTTGCGCTCCGTCGGAGCCTGACTCCCGTTGATACCGCGCACCTGCGTCGACATCACCCGCACCAGGATGTCGTGGACGCCGGCCCCGTTGCCCGTGCGATCGACCCCGAGGTGGTCACCCTTCACGTAGGCTCCGGCGCACACGCGTCGAATCTCCTCCACTAACTTTACGGTGTCGCCTTTCGGAAGGGCGAACAACTGGTCAAGCTGCACCACCGTGCGAATCACCGGGTTGCCGTGCTGGTCCTTGAACGGCAACACCACCGCCTCCTTCTGCAGCGTACCCGCAGGCTTCTTCCATCCCGAGGCCCGGCCAATCCGGCCAAGGGCGAAGATGGCGTTGTCCCCGCCTTCGAGCGCCGTATCCACCGATCCAATACTTTGAGGGGCGGAGACAAAGGTGTATTCGCCGAAAAGGTCGTTCGTCAAATGCTGCGGAACCACGGCGAGGTCGACGCCCTGCGGGGGATACCACCCGCGGGCCATTGTGTAGTAGCCGGGGGTGCCGACGCCGCCGGCATTGAGGATGCTTTTCTCCAGTCCCTCCTTCGTCTGCATCCCCTGAAAAATCGTCTGGCCTGCGAGCACGTTCTCCGACTTGTACGCATCCAACCTCACGACTTTCCAACCTCTTTTGCTGTCCCACGTCTCGGACGTTTCGACATCAATGCTTCCCCAGCCGTCGAGCGGTTCCACCCGCTGGGCACACGCGGAGTTGGGGTCCTTGGGGTTAAAGGGGGCGAAGATTTTGAACTGCTCAATGCCGATGGCGTTCGAGATGATGTTGGTCACGTCGTCGAAGATACCGGCCGGGATGTTCTCGGCCTCTTCGAGCATCACCCGAAGACGGGAGAGCACGCCAAACTGGTGGTGTGGTTTCGTTCGTTGCACCACCTTGACGCCCTGCAGCCGTCCGGAAGCCTTTTTCCCTATGGGCACCACCACGCCGAACAGGCCGCTGTCTTTTTGATGGGGGTCGGACGTAATCTCCAACTGCCTCACTTCGCCCGGGCCCTTGATCGACGCCTGGTTGTGCAGCTTCACCAAGTGTGAAAAAAGATTGCGCTCCAAATGCTTTTCGGACGGCCCAACAATTTGGATGTTCGTGAAGTCGGGGTCGCGACGCCAGTCGAGATAGCACCACACACCGAGTGAATAACTTTTCCCCATGCTTGCGGCGCCCGGGACGGCCACGGCCACGTTTTGAAACACCGCGTCCCAAAGCATCTTCACTGACCGGGGCTCGCCAGAGAAAAGGCTAGGGGCCCAAAGAAGTGTCGCCGCGTCGACATATCGGTTTTGGTCCAGGAGGAACTGCAGAAAAGTCGTGAGGATGGCGTTCGCCTGCTCTTCGCTTTTCACCGGGGTTTGCGATCCGAGGTAGTTGGCGACCAAAGACGCCGAGGTGGTTTTGTTCCCCAGGTGAAGCGGGCCTGCGACCGACCGGGTGAAGTCGCTCAACGGCCCTCCGTGGATGAGGCCTTTTGGCTGTGCAAGCGCTACCATGTACGGGCGCCGCGGATACACGCGTCTGTTTTAGAATCGAGTCGGCCCTCGCCAAAAAACCATATTTCGCGCGGAAACGCCTTAGCCGGGCCTGGGGATGTCAACCCCCCCAAGGGTGGCCCCATCGCGAGAAAATCGGCCCCAGGCCCGTTTCCGCGCAACTGCGCAGGGTTTCTGCGGGCTATGCGGCGCATCGGTGGGGTGGGGGAGGGGGGCTGCATCCTGTTGGGCGTTGGGTCGGTTCGGGGGTTCGTAATTCCGATAATTAACATAATGAAAGTTGTGGGTAGCTACGTTAAACTTTTCGGGCGCATCTCCTAGACCGGGGGAGAGCACGTTCCTTCGAGCGGCTCCGCGTATTGCGTGCGGGCTCCCGAGGCTAAGAAAGCAGGCCTACGGCCCTGCGAATAGCCGCGAGGGCCAGCGGGGCGGTTCTTCATGCGCAGCCGGTGGCAGCACGCGCAGACAGGCTCGCACTTCGCCAACTCATCCTGGATCGCGGCGAAAGATTTCCACCGCCACGAAGTCGAGAGGGCGAAAGTTTTTTCGCCGCGGACGTGGTCGAGGTCCATGCAAACGATGTCGAACGAGCGACCACAGTCGATGCAGGGTCGCGATTTGGCGTCGTTGATCGCTTTCCGTTTCCGCAGTTGGTTAGGGCTTGAGGACAGCCTGATTCCGCGGCAAGTATTACAATCAGACATGCGGTACTCGGCGCCCTTAACCGTCACCCGAGCAAACACCTCAATCGGCAACGCACGGTGGCACCCTCGGCACACTTTCTTTTCGCTTTCGAGGGCGAACGACATCTGATCGCTGGCAGTCAAGTGGAGCGTAATAGGCGAGTGAGTTTCGGTGGGCTCTGATTCTTCGGATTGCATCGGGTTGTATCGAGTCGGTACCTACGGAGCAGCGGAACATCTGGTTTCGGTAGAGTCCGCAGGCTATTTCTGTTTTAAGCTCCCAACGCAGACCATACCACACCTTGAAAAACTCTACGTGGTCGAGCAGCTCAGCGAGTAGTTTCGGGTTGGAGTGGCGACGGGGCATTAGCGTTCTGCAACTCGCGGGCCACGTCGACCACCGGCATATCGTCGAAGCGGGAAGCGAGCTGCTTATAGAGGTTCACCGTAAACTCAGCCGACAGCTTCGTGTTGCCGGACACTTCGGCCTTGGCGGCGTCTTTGTCCTGCAGAGCCCGATACGTGACATTGTCGAGCACTTCGACGGCTTTAGCCAGATCGAGAAAGTTTTTCATCGAAGCGCTGGTGTTGCCCTCGGCGTCAACAGCCGTCGCAAAAGCGCGGGCAAACTCAGGGTCTTTATCCAACGTCGCGACCAGGCGACCGAGAACACGCTTGAACCGAGTTGCCACCACGTAGTTGGAAACCCGATTCACATCGCGCTCGAATTCCTTCCCCTCGTCGGTCGACAGCGAGTGCTTGGACGAAAGCTTTTGCAGCCACTGGAAATCATGGGCCAGCGAGGCAACCACCGACTCAGGCTGCCGACCGACGAGCGCCGTGCGCTTCACGTCCCCACCGAAGCACTGAAACAACATGAACAGATGCACCGCATCAGGCGCTTCGTACACGGACAAGTCTTGGTTTAACATCCCAACAGAAGTGTCCGCTGCCGCGGCACAACCCACCAAACAATCGCACGACCGAAAAACCCAACCGACCGAAAGACGAGCAAACCCAGTCGGCGAAAAGGTTGGTCGGCGCGAGCCGGGTCAATCGGCATAAGGACCCATCGACGAAGAAGCCGAACAAAGCTAGGCGGTACCGCTCACCCGGGCGAAAGGCCCACTTCTCTAAGTCGTTGAAGAGACCAACAAACCCCAACTGGTGGAGATGGTGGAGATGGTGGACTAAGTAATACTACGTAGTCCACCACACTTAACTCATTGATAATATGCCTTATTTAGGGGGGGTTGGTGTAGATGGTGGAGATGTTTTAGGAAAAATTAGTGGCGACAGGTGTATCTATTTTTTATTTCCTTATCGAGACGGCTCTGACCGCGCCGAAAACGCCGCGTTTCCCCCGAGAAAATCCCGAAACATCTCCACCATCTCCACCATTTCGCACTTTAACCCCAGTGCCGTAACGACTTACGCTAGGTGGATTAGCTTTTTTCCCATCTCCACCATCTCCACCATCTCCACCACTTTTTGGCCGATTTCGGCCCTATTTGCAACTGCTTTGCTTTTCTTAGTGGCCATAGGCCGAGTGGCCCGAAACCCGTGTTCCCTCTTATTGAGACTGCAAACTGGTTGCATAACCCGAACGCCGCAGGAGTTAAAGCACCTATTGGACGAATCCTCTAAGCGCTATAAAGCCCAGCTCCTCTAGGAAGCTGGGCTTGCGTGTGCCGCCTTCAGACCGCCCGGCGGGTCGGCCAGTGGTTGAACAACTTGACGTAGACCGAGCGGTTGACGGTGGCTAACGTAATCCACGCCTGCGTCGTTGCGGAGGAGATGCTCATAGCGCACCTCCCTCGACCCGCACGATGCATCCATCTTCATCCTCCCACTCGATGCGGATGCTTTCGATCTGCGCGGGCGTCCAGCCGAGCCGCTCCGCCTCAGCGCGGGCAGCGACGATAGTCTGTCGTGCCTCGGCAAGCGTGCGATAATCCGTGTCTGCGCTCTGCGCGTCCGCGCTGATCCATTCCCGTAGCCCGCGAGCAAATATCACTCCGTTCGAAGCGGAAATACAAATGTGCTTCAAGCTCACAGCGCACCTCCCTTCTGCCGCGCCGCGCACGCCCGCAGGTCCGCCAGCGCAGCCTCGTTGTCCGCTAAGAAAACCGGCGCCGGAACCCCGGGTCGCGAGGCCTCGTAAATCAACCTGCCGGCGAGATAGGGCGTAGTCGCTTTCTCCAGCGCGTAGCCAGCCTCACCCGCCAGATGCACGGCCCAGCCTGCCCGACAGTGCGTGGTCTCGCACGTGTGCCAAGTGTTCATATCGAGCCCACCCCCGGCCTCGATCGCAGAGAGTATGCGCGCATCAATATCCGGGACCACGGGCGCGGCCGGGAGGCCGATGGCCCCGGTCAGGTTGGCCCCGCGCAGGTAGGCCCGGCGCAGGTTGGCCCCGCGCAGGTCGGCCCCGCGCAGGTAGGCCCCGGTCAGGTCGGCCCAGCGCAGGTCGGCCCCGCGCAGGTCGGCCCCGCGCAGACTCACTCCGGCCGTGACTGCCGCGCAGACAGCTTCGCGCAGGCTCGCGTTGCGGGCGCTGTAGAGCACCTCGCCAGTGCGCCGGTGAGTGATCGTGATCGTGATCGTGCTCATGGTGATCATGGTGCTCAGCGGACGAGATACCCGCGACGCGTCTGCCGCCAGTCGCGCGAGTCATGCGGGGCCACCTCGCGCACCGCATCGGTCAGCAGCGCGAGCGCATCCGCATCAGGATCACCCTCCGCGAGCTTCGCGAGATCGACATACCCCTGATCAGTCACGTACCGCTGTCCCGCATACGAACCCGACCACCGGCTGATATACTCCGCAGAGAGGTGACCGTCCGCATGGAGGGTATACCGGTATCCCGCGTTGACGCAGTCCGCAAAATCCCGCTCGTCCAATTTTGCGATGCTTTTCCGGCTGCCCGAGGAGGGGACCGCAGTCCCCGTGCCGCTGACTTCAGTGTTCGTGGTGATGTTTTCCATGCCCCGATTCAACGAATTCCCGAGCCGTCTTTCGAGCGAAAAAGCGCCTCCCGCGAATTAACTTTTCTTAGTGCTGTGTAACCAACGAGATGCGTTTTTTCTTTTCTTACCCAATCAATCGTTTTCAACAGCCGCGGGGAAGTGTGCTACTGTCTCGGGGTCGCCAAAGCCTCCCACCGCCTGTAATTTAATTATGAATACACAAGAACACTACCGTCAGGGCGACGTTCTCATCGAGCGCGTCTCGGACCTCCCCGCCACGCGCACCAAGCTCAACCGCGAACAGGGCCGCGTCATCCTCGCTCACGGCGAGGTCACCGGCCACGCCCACGCCATCGCCGACGAGCACGTTGACCTGTTCGACACCGCCGACGAGGCCGGGGTCACCTACCTCGAAGTGCGCGATGCCGTCGCTGCCCTGGAGCACGACGAGCACGCCACGATCGCGCTGGAGCCGGGCAACTACCGGGTCACGCGCCAGCGGGAATATGTCGCCCCCGAGATCGAGCGGCCCGTTGCGGATTAAGCGCGACGCATCCCATGAGCAAAACACTCTACAGCCTCACCGAGGAGCATCGCGCGCAGCTTAAGCCGTGGGCCGACAAGTGGATCGCAAACGCGATGTCCACCAAGCCGATGGACGACGAGGAGCGCGCCATCTGCCGCAAAGCGGTGGGAGAGCTCTACGCCGCAGCTGGTCTCACCGCGCCGAGCCGCATCGTTTTTGTCCCCAGTCCTTTTGCGGGTCGGTTCGCGGCAGGTTTTGCTTCGGCCATTTGGTGGCTGAGGAAGCACCCCAACTCGGGGTTGAGCGCGCGCAACGCAACGGACGACGCCACGCGCAACGCCACGCACAACGCCACGCACAACGCCACGTACGACGCCACGGGCAACGCCACGGGCAACGCCACGCACAACGCCACGTACGACGCCACGGGCAACGCCACGGGCAACGCCACGGACGACGCCACGCGCGACGCCACGTACGCCGCCACGGACAACGCCACGCGCGACGCCACGTACGCCGCCACGGACAACGCCACGCACGCTGCCACGCGCGTCGCCACGGACAACGCCACGCGCGACGCCACGTACGCTGCCACGCGCGACGCCACGGACAAGGCCACGCGCGCCGCCACGTACGTCGCCACGGACAACGCCACGGACAAGGCCACGCGCGCCGCCACGCGCGCCGCCACGCGCGCCGCCACGCACGACGCCACGGACAACGCCACGCGCGTCGCCACGGGCGACGCCACGTACGTCGCCACGGACGCCACCACGTACGACGCCACGGACGCCGCCACGCGCGTCGCCGCGTACGACGCCACGCGCGACGCCACGGGCAACGCCACGCTCAACGCCACGTACGCTGCCACGGACGCTGCCACGGACGCTGCCACGGACGCTGCCACGTACGACGCCACGCGCGTCGCCACGCGCGACGCCACGGGCAACGCCACGGACGACGCCACGCGCGACGCCACGGACGCCACCACGTACGACGCCACGGACGCCACCACGTACGACGCCACGGACGCCGCCACGCGCGACGCCACGCACGACGCCACGCGCAACGCCACGCACGACGCCACGCGCAACGCCACGCACGACGCCACGGACAACGCCACGCACGACGCCACGGACAACGCCACGCACGACGCCACGGACAACGCCACGCGCGACGCCACGTACGCCACCACGTACGACGCCACGGACGCCGCCACGCGCGTCGCCGCGCGCGATTTATCCAAATGGTACGTGGTGCCCGGGCTCAACAACATCATCTCGTTTGGGGCTTCGCTGGCGAAAAACTTCATGGCGCTTCGATGCGCCGCCGAGGCGTATAGGCTTTACCAAGGCGGCAACCAGTGGTCGGCTTGGTCGGCCTACATATCGTTTTTCCGACACGTCGCCAAGCTGGACCTCGACTACTCGAAATGGGATTGCTGGGAGCAACTGACGTTGCACTCGGGGTGGAGGTTCGTGCATCCGGAGTTTTGCATCATTTGCGATCGTCCGGAGGTGCTCTTGGTGGACGAGCAAAATAGGCCGCATTGCGACACGGGACCGTTCTGCCGCTGGCGTGACGGTTCGGCGGTTTACTCGGTCCACGGCGTCCGCGTACCGGCAGATGTGATCGAAGACCGCAGCAGCATCACGGTGGCCCGTATTCAGGCCGAGACCAACGCCGAGGTCCGCCGGGTGATGATCGACCGGTACGGCCCGTCGAGGTACGCGACCGACTCGGGAGCCAAAGAGGTTCAACGAGACGACTACGGTCGGCTTCTCCGGATGGAGGTGCCCGGCGACGAGCCCATCGTCTTGGTGGAGGTGGTCAACTCAACCGCCGAGCCGGACGGGAGTTTCAAGAACTACCAGCTCCGGGTGCCACCGGGCACCAAGACGGCTCGGGAGGGTGTCGCTTGGAGCTTCGGAAAAACGGAGGCCGAGTATGAGCCTTTGGTGGAGACTTGAGTCGTGACCGCATTTTACAACGAGAACGACCCGAAGGCCGCCGCATGGCTCAGGGAATTGATCGCCCAGGGTCATCTGTCACCCGGCATCGTTGACGAAAGAAGCATCACTGAAATTTCCCCGCATGAACTCACCCAATACACCCAGTGCCATTTCTTCGCCGGCATCGGCGGATGGTCCCGAGCCCTGCGACTCGCGGGCTGGCCCGACGATCGCCCCGTCTGGACCGGCTCCTGCCCCTGCCAGCCTTTCAGCGCAGCAGGCAAGGGAGCTGGCACAGCTGATCCGCGCCATCTCTGGCCAGCATTGTTCCGGCTCATCCGCGAGTGCCGACCTGACACGCTCTTTGGCGAGCAGGTTGCTAGCCCGGCTGCACTCGCCTGGTTCGATGGAGTATGTTCTGACCTGGAAAGCGAGGGTTACGCCGCAACAGCGTTTGATCTGTGCTCTGCGAGCGCGGGCGAGATCGGCGAAGGATGGGTTCGTCGTGGGGATGGCATCACCCGGGAACCCATGCTCATCGGCAACCCCAACATCCGGCAGCGGATTTACTGGGTGGCCGACGCCGGACACGCCGAACGGAGGCCGTGGGTTGAGCCACGCAACCCTGAAGGGTGGCAGTTACTACGATCCCAAGGGCAAGAAATGCCAGTTGAGTCTGGAGAACGCGGCGAAACTGGCCGGGTGGCCAACGCCGAAGGCCAAGGACGGTCGGGAATGGTCGCCAAACAGTCCGCCGGACTCGGCGAGCGGTCACGGTCTGGGCGCGAAGGCGCAGTTGGCGGGGTGGTCAACCCCCGGCAGCCCGGCGACGGAGAATTACAACGAGGCGGGCAACACGGACAGCAGCCGCAAGACGGTGGCGCTGGTGGGCTGGGCGAGCCCGACAGCGGAGGATGGTCGCCGGGGCAATCTTCCGCCGCGCCCTTGGGACACAGGGATTCCGTTGAGCCAGCAAGTGACGATGGCCGGCTGGTCCACCCCCAGCAGCCGCGACTGGAAGGACACCCCCGGCATGAGCCCGACCGGAACCAACCCGGACGGGTCAACCCGTCACCGGCAGGACCAGTTGCCGAGGCAGGCGGCGCTTGCCTGCCCACAGCAGGCAGCACCTTCTGGTCAGGCTTTGACATCCTCCCCTGCACCGACGGAAAAGCGCGGCGCGTTGAATCCGGCACATTCCCGCTGGCTCATGGGGTACCCGGCCGCGTGGGACTCCTGCGGGGCTACGGCAATGCGATCAATCCGTGGGTCGCGAAGGAGTTCATCGAAGCGTATGTTGACGCCCTAAAACCGACCCCATGAGCAGTTACACCGCCCGAGTCATCGCGCTCCTGCTGTGCGAGCAAATCGCCAAGGGACGGCGGAGGGGCAAATGAGCAAGAACTTTTGGCTGATCGAATCTGGACCGGTTTCTGCGCCCATCTACTTGGGCATGGTGGGCGAACACCCCTATTGGACCTTCAATCTGAGCATGGTGGCCCGCTTCATATCGCGCAACGCCGCTCAAGACTTCTTGGACGCTATGATCGCTAAGAATCCCCTCATCGAATATCGTCTAGCCGAACACGGAGAAGAAATCGTATGACTACCACACCCACCCCACCCGAACCGTCCAAGAGCGCGGGCAAGCTGCCTGTGGCGAATGAGGCGGACCGCAAGTGCTATACCGAAGCTGAGTCTGCCCACACAGCTTCGATGAAAATCACTGGTTGGGAGGACCGTCTGGGGAATTTTAACTACGACAGAGCTGCTTCGATTGAAGCCGCTGCCGAAGTCATCGCCGCCCACCGCGAATCCGCCGTCGCCCAAGCGTGCGCGGAAAGGGACGCGGATAATGCCATGTGGAAGACGAAACAAGAGTGCGCCATCGCGCAGATCGAGTTGTCGAATCAAGCGGTCGCCAGTTTGGAGGCGAAGCTTACCGCCAAGGACGCGGAGATTCGGCGGTTGAAGGAGCTGGCGGACTCCGCCGTTCGCGCCATCGACGCGGCCCGTGCCACCAAATAACAGCGGAAGCACCATGAACCAAGATTTCAACATCATCGGCCTAGTCGGCAAGACGCTCTCTAAGGTCGAGCTTGAATCGGGCCCCTTAGTGGTCTTCACCACGACCGAGGGTGAGCGCTACTGCATGTACCACGCCCAGGATTGTTGTGAGAGTGTCGGCATAAACAACACCCTTGGGGGGAAAGCTGCAGGACCTCATCGGTTTGCCGCTTCTTGACGTGAAAGAAACCATCGGGCGAAGCGCACCCAAAGGCGCAGTTGACCCAGAGTATCACGACGAAAGTGAAACGTGGACCACCTTCGTTTTTCGCACTGCCAAAACCACCGTTACACTGATTTGGCTCGGCACGTCCAACGGCTACTACTCCGAATCGGTGAGTTTCGAAAAGTGCGAAGCATAAAACGATGATTCCCTGGGCCCCCATCCGCGTCGCCGCCTATCTCCTGGTGGCCCTCAACGTCTATGCGTCGATTCAGCGCTTGGAGCTGGAGGCCGAATTCACGCAGCCCCAGGTGTATCCGGCTTCCCCCTACGTGTGCGTCGAGTTGTACGCCCCGGGATACCATCGGGCAACGGTGATGAGGCTGCGCACGGTGCATGGCGTGGTGTTCGACCGCACGGAGGAGCGCACAGCGTCCGCCCGCGGCACGGACGGCGGCACGTATGAGCACACCTATCGGGTGGGGACGCTGACGCGCGTGTTGGTGTCCAAGGCCGGCGGCCATTGGACGGCCGCGCTGTCCGTGGTGTCGGCGGACATCGCTCCGTGGTACGTTGCGCGGGACGGGCTCTTCGACCTGGTGCCCGATGAACGCACAGCCTCCGTGAGCCGCAACGCCGAGTTGTCGTATGGGCATTCTGAATACATCGACATTGAGCCGTTTGCCGGCGACAGCATGTTGCCCGGCGAGACGGTGGCGGTGACGCTGCTCACCCCTGAGCAGGTGGTTTCGCCCGACAGCCCGGCGCGCCGAAGGGATAAATCTTCGCTCTGAACATGTTGGTGCACAGGTGTTAACAGCTCTTCGAAACGAATCGAATTGACGCTCGCAGCGGCCCGTGGGACGGTGCTGGCGTCAGCATTCCCCCAACACACAACACACACAACATGACACTCGAAGAAGTACGCTCCGCGGCCCCCGCCGCTTTTTCGCCGATTCCGGCGCCCCACTGCGGGCCCCGCTATTCCCACGTCACCACGGCTTCTGTTCTGGAGAAGCTCCAGCAGGACGGCTGGGACATCGCGTCGGCCGGGCAGGGCCGCACGCTCGTCCGCGTTTCGCACAACGATCTCGCCGACGCTTCCGGGCAGGCCTCGCATCGTCGGCTGCACCGCTCGCATGAGGTGAGGCTGTTCCACTCCGACTTCCCCGAAGTGGCTGGAGTGCGCCCGCAGGTGATCGTCGGCAACTCGTCCGACCACACTTCGGCGTTCCACCTGCAGGCGGGGCTGTTCCGGAGCTTCTGCTTCAACGGCCTTGTCGTCGGGAGCCGCATCGCCGGTTTGTCGGTGTACCACCGCGGGCAGGCCTTGGAGGCGCAGGTACTCGAAGCCGCTGAGGCGCTTCGCGGTCAGTTCGGGCGCGCTCTGGAGGTGGTCGACCACTGGCGCCAAGTCAAGCTGGTGCAGCCGGAGCGCATCGCTCTCGCCCTCAGCGGTGCTCGGCTTCGCTGGCCCGACGCTGAGCTGTCCGTGTCCACGGACGACCTGCTCGCAGTGAGGCGCCCGGAGGACCGCGGGGACGACCTGTGGTCGGTGTTCAATCGCGTGCAGGAGGCCGTCCTCCGGGGCGGGTTCCCGGTGTACAGCCCCGACCACACGTCCCGAATCGCACGCAAGCTCACCAGTCTTCCCGCGTCCCGCCGCCTCAACGTCGGGCTGTGGGAAGCCGCCGAAAGTTTCGCCAACTGACAACTCATCGCCCGGGGTGGTTCCACCCCGGGCACCCCTTCCTACAACA